CGGCGCGGGCGTCTTCGGCTTCTTGCCCTTCTTCGCCGGCTTCGGCGCGGGCTCTTCGGTCTCGTCGTCGGCTTCGGGTGCCGGCGTCTCGGGGCGGCCCTCGCCAGCTTCGGCGGCGTCCTGCGCAGCGAACACGGCCTCCCGCTGCACGTCGAACTGGCGCATCATGTCACCCGCGATGGCGAGCACCAGCGCCGAAAGGTGCACCGGCATCGACGGGAGTTGCACCGAGGTGAACACGGGGTGCTGAACGGTCTCGGTGATGTGGGCGTCGATGTCGGTCGGCGACATCTTGCCGGAACGGGACTGCGAGAACAGGGGGATCGGGTTCTTCTTCATGGGTTTCGGTTGTCAGACGGTAACGGGAAGACACTAGCGGGCGACATCAGCCGGTCAACTTCTTGACCGCGAAAACGACGGCCAGCAGAAGCGCGACGAGCGCGAGGAACGACAGCACAATCGCGCTGTCGTGCATGTCCTGCGGGCCGCGGCCTTGGCCGCCGGCGAACATCGGGGGAGTGGTCAGCATGGGATCTCTCCGGTAGCGAAGCGGCGGAACAGGTTGCACCAGGAGCGCGCCCGCCGGACGACACGCGCTGCGGTGAGGGTGCTCGGGTTGTCACCGAGCAGTGACCACGCGTGCACGAAGAGGTTATGCACAACCAGGAGCTGCGCCGCGACGTGCGGTTGCAGCGACTTCGATACGACAGCATCCATGCGGGCGTTCAGCCGGCCCCGCAGCCGCGCCGCCCGCAGCGCGGGCGACACTTCGAGCAGAAGGCGCCTCACCGGGCGCCCGCCATGTAGATGTCGCCGCCGAGCGTGCCGAGTTCGATCAGCGCGTCGGAGTTGCGGACTTCCTTCGCCAGCGAGGTGACACCGTTCGCGACCCACGCGTGCGACAGCTCGCGCGTGTCGCGGTTCTCGTTGGCGGCCGCCAGCGCGACGACGCGCTGCGCCTTCACCTCCGACAACGCGAACTCCTGCTGCAGGCGCTCGACGATCTTCTCGACGTCGGCCGCGAACTGGTGTTCGTTCGCCTTCCGCATCACGTCGAGTTCGTCGAACGTCACCACGGGTTCGACGAGCTGCAGTTGCTGCTCGAACTTGCGGATCAGCAGGCTGCCGTGGCCACGGTGCACGAGGCGCAGCGAGCGCATCGCCCGCGCGCCCCAAATGATGAAGTTCGCGCAGAAGGCGTCGAAGACGAAGTCGGTGCCCGACAGCGAGCGCAGACCGACCTCGCTGTTCGTGCCGAGCCACCCGCGGAACGCCGGGCGGTTGCCGGCGCCGGGCTGCGACGGTGCGTTGTCGCACATGAGGAACACCGCGCTGTCGCCGTCGCCCCTGAACAAGGCCGGCTTGTTGTTCCCCATGATGTTGTCGCGTTGCTCGTTCGTGTTGATCGTCGGCTGCGCCGCCTTCCAGCCGGTGCCGATCAACCAACGATCGACCGCTTCCAGGTAGTCCGCGTCCCATACGCGGGCGTAGGCCTCGCCGTTGATCGCGCGCACGCGCGCGGTGTTGTCGGTCGAGCCGTCACCGCGGAAGGTCGACAGCATGATGTTGACGTTGCGGTCTTCGCCGTTCTGCAGCGCGTTGTTGAGCGCCGCCGCTGCGACCTCCGGCGACAACCGCTCGTAGACGAACGCGGCATCCGCGCCGGCCAGCCGCGACAGTGCGCGTGCGCCCTGGTAGCTCAGCTCGTAGGCGCCGGAGCCGGGCAGGTTGCGCGTCAGCTTCAGCCGGCCGCCGTCGGCGACGATGCGCAGCGAGTGCAGCGTCGTGTTGACCTCGCGGCTGTTCGCGCGGTCGTGGCGGGCGGCCGCCAGCATGCCGTTGAACGAGCTGTAGTGCTCATCAGCGGCGCGGGTGGCGAGGTTCTTGGACATGTTCAGAAGGTTCGTGCCCATCGGTCTCTCAGCTTGAGGGTGTCAGGTGTCACCAGGAAGTCCGGCGACAACCGGACTATAGGTTGTCAATCGGTTGACACAAGTTCCGGCTTCAACTTTTTTCGGCTGAACTCGCGCGGCTCGTATCCGCGAGCCTCCATCGCGGCGCGCAGCTTCGCGAGTCCGCGGCGGTAGCTGAGCGACACCGCTTGGATCGTGACGCCACGCCGCGCGGCGAGCGTGCGCATCGGCTCGCCGGCGAGCGCATGCTGCAGCGCTTCACGCTGCGGCTCGGTGAGGGTGTCGAGTGTCGCAACCAGCTCGTGCACACCTCGCCGCATGTCCTCGGTGTCGACCACCGGATCGTCCTCGACGGCGACCGCGACCGCGCCGGCGTTCTGACCTAGGTAGGTCTCGTCGTAGCGCTCCGCGGTCAACGCGTCGACGCCGCGCTGCTGCGTCGAGCGAGGGTCGTAGCGGCGGCCGCTGTTGCGCTGACGACTCAGCGCGTCGAGCACCGCGCATTGCGCCGTGCGCCAAAGGAACGCGCCGGCCTCGCCGCGCGCTGGGTCGAACCGCGGGATCGCCTTCAGCACGCCGAGCATGGCTTCGGCGAGCAGATCCTCGTATTCGAGGCCCACAGTCAGAGCGGGGCGCACGTAGGCGCCGGCCACGGCGCGGATCTGCGGAAGGAACTCGCGAACGTCTAGGGTTGTCACTGCATCACCTGTCGAACCATGTCGGACTTCCGGGCCAACACACGGGAGACCAGCTCGTCGCTCGACCCGGGCGCGACGGCGTAGCGGATGAGCACCGGGCGACTCTGCCCGATGCGGTAGATGCGGTCTCTCATTTGGGCGTTCTTGCCCGGGCTGAAGGACTGCTCAAGGAACACGAGGCTATCGGCCGCGGTCAGCGTGATGCCAACCCCTGCGGCTGTAATCTGCCCGAGGAACACGCGGCAATGGTTGTCGGTCTGAAACTGGTCGACAACGGCGGCGCGTTCGCTGGCGGAGGTGGCGCCGGTGATCGACACCGGGCGCATGCCGCGCGCGGTGAAGACGCGCGCCAGTTGAGCGATGGCGTCCAGGTGCTCGGCGGCAACTACGACCTTGGCGCGAGGATCGGCGTCGAGTTCGTCGGAAAGCAGCTCAGCGAGCGGCCACGCCTTCGCGGTCGCCACCTTGCGACGCCACTCCATGATCGACTTCGGCACCGGCACCGTCTCGTTGACAGGCGCACCGTCGAACGCGGCCGCGAACTCGTCGAGTCCGGGCGGACCCTGCAGCAAGCCCGGTTCTTCGAGGGTCACGGTGATGTAACCCGTGCGCAGCGGCGGCAAGTTGAGCACGTCTTTCTTCAGCCGGCGCAGCGCGAAGCCGGCAACGCGCTTCCGCAGCTCGGCGGCGTTCTCGGTGCGTAGTCCGACAACGACGGTGCGCATGGTGCGGCCGGCACGTGCGCGCCGCGTCACGCAGAAGCGGTCGCGCCACTGGTCGAACGTCAACAGCTTGCCGTTGTGGCGCAGGCGCTCCGGCGAGATACCGGCGAGTGGTAGCCACAACTCGGTTGCGTCGTTCGGCATCGGCGTCCCGGTCAGCAGCCACGTGCGGGGCGTCGAGCGGCACAGTGCGTCGCGTCCGAGGAACATCGCGGCAGCCCGCTTCGCCTGCGGATGCACGAACGCGTGCGCTTCGTCGACGACGAGCAGGTCGAAACGCGCGTCGCGCAGCGCGGCGGTGAAGTCCTCGTCGGCGAGCATGCCGTGCGACACGATGACGTCGCCGCCCGCCGGCGGCCGGTCGGTGCGCTTGCGCAACACCACCGAGTCGAGTCCCGCCCAGGTCGCCAGCTCGCGTTGCCAGTTGTAGAGGACACTGGTCGGCGCGACGACGAGCACCCGGCCGAGGCCGAGCTGCTCGATCGCTGCGGCCGCCTGCACGGTCTTGCCGAGACCCTGGTCGTCGTAGAGGCCGGTGCGTGCGTGCTTGCGCAACCACTCGACTCCGGTGCGCTGGTAGGGGAGCAGCTTCTCGCGCAGCCTGCGCAGTTCGGTGATCGCGTCGCTCACTTGGCCCCCTTGCGGCGCTTCGGGGCGCGCACCACCGGGACAAGGCGGCAGCGAATCGTTCGCTCGCCGGGCGCCAACGGCAGGAGGAAGTGGCGATCGACGTGGAAGTCCACGCACAGGCTTCCGTCCTGCTCCATCACGCCCCAACCGTTGAGCGGCTTCGGAAGGCGCGGCTGCTTGCGTTGCTTCTTCACTTGGCTTCCCCCTTCGCCTCGCGGGCGAGGCCGTATTGGCGCAGGCATTCCAAGTAGTCGCCGCGCTCCTTGGCCAGCGGTGATTCGACTCCACCACTGAGCACCGCAGCGTCGTAGTCCACGACGAAATCGGCCGTGATTTCCACCAGCGCCGCCTCGGTGCGGTCGCGGTAGACGCGCCGGTCGTTGACCTCTTGGATCACGCGCCCGAGGCCGAGCTGCTCGATCGCTGCGGCCGCCTGCACGGTCTTGCCGAGACCCTGGTCGTCGTATAGCCCGGTGCGGTCGTGCTTACGCAACCACTCGACTCCGGTGCGCTGGTAGGGGAGCAGCTTCACGCGAACCACCTCGCTAGCCGCACGCTGAAGGACACGAGGCCGTAGAGCGCCAGCACGAAGCACGCGCAGCCGACGACGAGGAACAGCAGGTCCGAGAAGACTTCGGTCGCGTCGTCCCAAATGCAGGGCCTCACCTGCCACCCCTGAGCGCGGCGCGCAGTTTCGCGGCAGCCGCTTCCAAGTCCTGATTGTCGAGCGTCCGCGCCTCGGAAGACCACAACCACTCCGCCACCTCGCGCGCCGCCTCGCGCAGCCTTGCGTCGCCGCGGGCTCGGCGCATGAGGGCGACGGCCTCTTCAATCGTCTCGGGACTCAACATGCTGTAGCCGTCGGTGGCGCGCGTGACCGTTGCGCGCTTGTGCCACTCGTCGATCGCTTTCGTCACGTCAACCATGGGAGACTCCGATAGGAAAGAGCCGACGAGCACGCTCACCGCCGGCTTCGAGTAGGAACGAGCGGCCGCGCCGATAGGTCCGACCGTTGCCCTTGTCGAACCGCAGGCGCGAACCGCTCAACGTGCGAACGCCGATCCAGTCCCGATGCACCGCAAACACGACGGCGTGCATCGGCGCGACCGCGTTCGGCGTGCACACGAGCACGAGCATGCCCGGCGCCGGCTCGTTGTCAAAGCTGGCCATTCGGCACCTCGCTCGGTAGCAGGTGGACGAACCATCGGCCGCGGTCATCCTCGCCGGTGATGTAGCTCGGCAGCTCGGGCGGGTCGTGTTGCTCGCCGGCGTAGCGCCCGAGCAGCACGTCGACAACCGCCGCTTGCGTTCGCGGGTCGACGACAGCGAGCCCGCCGGCGAAGAAGCGGTCGATCTTGTCGTGCGCGATAAGCGGCGCGAGCAGGTCGTGCCAGTCGGTGCGAGTGACTTCGGGTTCGTGGTCTTCCGCGCCGCACGGGCAGACGCGCACGCGGTTGTAGCCGGAGCCGGACAGCCAGGAGCCGCTGCCGTTGCAGCCGGGGTTGTGGTTCGGGCCGGTCTTCACGGTATCACCTCGCCGCGGCGCCAGTGCCGCAGAGCACGCAGCGCGTATGCGTCGGACGATCTTCACGGCATCACCGCCTTTGCCGGCACTTCGACCGTCGGCAGCAGGAAGAACTCGGGGTTGAAGGCGCCCCACCTCTCGGCCTGCGGGCCGACCAGGGCGCCGATACCATCGACCGTGAAGGCGATCGCTTCCTGGCCGAGTTCGACCGCGAGGCGCGCGATGGCGCCCGCCGCGTCGAAGTTCTCCGCGGCGCGCAGCACGACGACCGCGGTCGGCTCGGTCGTCGACTCGCGCACTTCGAGGTGCTGCACGACGACCGTCGACGGCAGGACGGTCGACGAGGCGATGGTGCGGACGACGTGGGAGACGGTCAGGAACTCAGAGGAACCGGGGATGGCGAGGCCGATGTTGAGGATGACTTGCATGTCAGTGGTATAGGGTTCGGTTGTCAGGGTGCAAGGGTTGACGTCAACTTTTTCAGTTGAGGAACACGGCGATGCTCGGCGCGTAGCCGACCTGCACGATCTGCTGTGCCGCAAGGAACCACCGGCGCCCGAAGTATTCGCTCACGCGGAGCGTGGCCTCGGTGTTCTCGACGTGCCCGCGGAGCGCGACGACGAAGCGAGTCGGCTTGTTGTCGACAATCGCGCTGCAGTAAACGATGGTGTGGGGGTCGGACTTGGTGGCGATGTTCACGGTTCAGCTCCGAAAGAGTTAGACAGCCAGCAGGGTTTCGCATGCAGACCGCCGAAGGAGACCGCGGAAAAGGGATCGCGCGGATCGCCGCGCGTGACTTCGAGGTAGATGGTCATTGCCTACACATCCAGTGCTCGCTCTCTTCTTTCTCGATAGCGAGCACCATGCAGTAATCGTCAAGCCATTCTCTGCGGAGTTCGCTCCAGCAGTAGAACCGGCGTGGGTGGAGGCCCCAATGGCCCTTCTTGCCGGACCACATCTCGACGTCCGGTTCCTGGCCAGGTGGCCAGAGCTTCAGGACGTGCTGATTCGCTTGTGCGCGGGACATCACGGTCCCGCGCTTCAGATCGCCGTATGCCGACGATCCTCCGAGGGTGAGACGGTAGAAGGGATCGCTGGCGGCGTAGGTCAGAAGGATGCGTGCGTCGTCTCGGCTCATACCGGCAAGATAGGGTCGCGGTTGACAGTTTCAAGTGGAAGCGTCAACTTTTTCTCGGTCACTTGCCCGCCCCGGGGTCGCGCGCTAGTGTCGACCGTCCCCCTAAGAAAAACGCCCCGGCTGCCGCTAGACAACCGGGGCGCACGACCGAAGCCCATCCTCTGACGACGCGAAGCATACCATGGCTGGTAGTCCTCTGCCCGATTTCCTGCACTCGATCTACGACCGCTGGTGCACGTGGGCGCTGAAGAAGAACCCGAACACGGGGCGTCTCACGAAGGTGCCCGACTGCTCGACGCTACGCGCCGGCGAGTGGCGCGATCTCGAAGACGTGCAGGACACGGCGCGGACCGAGCGCGGCGGCATCGGCCTCGTCTTCACGCACGGCATCGAGTTCGAGGCGGCGGAAGGCGAGCGGCGGTTGCTCGCGCTCGACGTCGACGCGTGCATTGTCGACGGTGAGGTTGCGTCGTGGGCGCAGGCCTGGGTTGACGCGCTCGACAGCTACACCGAGGTGTCGCCGAGCGGCACCGGGTTGCGCATCCTCTTCGCGACCGACCCGAAGGAAGCCGACGATCCGCCGATGGTGTCGCGCGTGATGATCGAGGACGGGCAGCCCGTCGACGGGAAGAAGCCGCAAGTGCAGGTGTTCGGCCTCGGGCCTGCGGGCTACGTCGCCATCACTGGCAACCGGCTGAAGGACTGCCCGGCGCGATTGCGTTACACGCCGCTGCGCCGCTTCCTCACCAGCGGCCCCGGCGAAGCGCTGCGCGACAACACGCCGCGGATGAAGCACGCGGCGCCGGCGCAACCCGTCGACGAGGACACCATCACCGAGCGCGTGCTCGACAACAGCAAAGGTCATCAGCTCATCACCGGCGAGTGGCAAGAGGTGACGCCGAACGCCACTGCGAGCGAGGCATACCACCTGCTCGCGAGTCTCGCGTTTCGCGCGAGCAACGGCGACGTGTCCGCGACAGTTGACTGGCTGCTGTCGTGCACTGCGTGGGGCAAGGGCCACATCGACGGCAGCGCCGATCCCGACCGCTACGCGCGGCACTCCTGGGTTGAGGCCGAGGTGTTGCGCATCGAGAAGAAAGGCGCACTCGGTGTGGACGCGGCCGCGGTGTTCGAGCCGCTCGATGACGACGACGACGACGACACGCCGCCGGCTGCCGAGAAGGACACGGAGCGCGCGCCGCTTACGCTTTCGCAATGCGTCGAGCGCTGGCAACACGAAGGTCCGCTCGTGCACATGCCGACCGGGCTCGCCACGCTCGACGAACTGACCGGCGGCGGCCCCGTGCTCGGCTCGCGCGTCTACCTCATCGGCGCACCCGACGCCGGCAAGACGGCGCTGCTAGTGCAGATCATGGACACCTATGTGGCGCGCGGCATCCCGTGCGCTCTGCTCGCGGTCGACGAGGAACCGGGCGACGTCGCCATGCGCCTGCTGCAGCGCCGCGGCTACTCGCGAGCGGACTGCGAACAGCGCACGCCGGCGCAGCTCGCCGCGATGCTCGCGGCCGCTGCCGATGCAACCGGGTTGTGGATCTACGACGCGAGCTGGACAGTCGAGGAAGCCATGGTTGACTTCGCGAAACGCTCCGGTGGAACCTCACCGGCGGGCCTGCGCGCCGTGTTCCTCGATAGCGTGCAGACCGTGCGCAGCAAGGTCGAAGACGTCGACGCGTCGACCTATTCGCGCGTGACCGAGCGCGTCGCCGCGATCCGCGCCGGCGCCGTGCGCTACCGCATGCTGTCGGTCGCCACCAGCGAGATGAGCCGCAACAGCTACCGCAGCAGGAAGGCCGAAGAGACGCAGTCGGACATGGCGGCCGCCAAAGAGAGCGGCGCGATCGAATACAGCGCTCGCGTGCTGCTGTCGCTGCGCCCGGTCACCGGAGAGAGCGACACGGTCGAGCTGCGCGTCGTGAAGAACAAGCACGGTCGCAGCCACCGCAACGACGAGAACGGCATCTTCCTGCGCATGGACCGACCGACGCAGACCCTGACCGAAGACACGGCATTCACACCGATCGACGAGGAATCCGAAGTGGCCCTAGCGAAGGCCCGGGAAGGCACCGAGGACGCTTGGCGCCTGTTCGCGGTCCTGTTCGAGTCGCCGGCGTCGCGCAACGAAGCGCTCACCCGGCTGGCGTGGTCGTCGAAGCGCCGGCTCGACAACGCGCAGGCCGTGTTGCTCGGGTGGGGCGTGATCGAGGTTCGGAGCGGCGAAGGGCGGCGCCAAGTGATGCACGTCGTCGACGGAGACCAGTCGAAGGTTCCCGCGGATGCGCTGAAGGTGCGCAGCGAGGTGCTCGGGTGGTAGGTGGCCCACGGGTGGCCCGGGCCACCGGGCCACGTGGAAAAAGAAGGTGGCCCACGGGTGGCCCGGGCCACCTGGGCCACCTGCTGACCCGGAACGGTGGCCGGGTGGCCCGGCCCGCTCCCTATAGGGGCGGGGCCGTGGGCCACCTGCCCGGGCCGCGGGCCAGATCAAAGAAGATGACAACCAACACGGTGAGGTAACTATGGGTGCACGAGAACGGCGGCGGGGCAAGGTCGGCGAGCGTGAGGTGGCGAAGATGCTGCGCGCTGCCGGGTGGCGAGGTGCTCGGCGTGGGCAGCAGTTCCGCGGCGGTGGGGATTCCCCTGACGTGGTCGACGGCCCGACCGGGTTTCACCTCGAAGTCAAGTTCGTCGAGGCGCTGAACTGGTGGGCGGCCTTCAGGCAGGCGCAGCGCGAGGCGAAGCCGACGGAGGTGCCGTTGGTGCTCGCGAGGCGGAATCATGCGCCCTGGCTGGCGCTGCTGCCCGCGGAGGAGCTGCTGCGGCTGATCCGCGACGCACACACCTACCGCGAGCAGCTCACACGCGAGATGCTCCGCTAGGTGGGGGACGTGGCGCCGGGGGACGTGGCGAGTCTGCTCGCCATGGTCACCAAGCAGGTCGCGGTCAACGAACGGGGCCACCGCATCGGCGAGGGGCATCCGAACTCGACCGTTGAAGACGCCATCGTGGCGCTCGTGCTGCGCGTGTGTGCTGCCGAGAAGCTGGGCTGGCGGCGAGCGGCGAAACGGTTCCCCGACCTGAAACCGGAGTGGATCAAGGCCGTGCTCAGCGGCCGCCGGCGTGGGCACATTGCGAAAGCGTGGAAGCGCATCGAGGTAGCCGATGGCGAGAACACCGGCGGCTAAGGCGACACCGACGTTGTCGCACAAGGGCAAACCGCTCGGGCGGCCGCCTGAACCGATCCCGCAGGACATCGTCGACGCTGCGTGCTTGTGGCTCGAATCAGGGCTGCCGTTGACAGAGTTCTGCCGGCAGAAGGGCATGCCGAAGCGGTCGACGTTTCTGCAGTGGTGCAGAGCAGATGTCAGGATCCATGAGCAGGTCGAGCGCGCGCGTGAAGTCGGCTTCGGAGCGCTCGCCGAAGAGGCGCTGCGCATCGCGGACGACGCGACGAACGACTACATGCTGCGCAACGGCAAGATTCAGGTTGACACCGAGTGCGTGCAGCGCTCCCGGCTGCGCGTCGAGACGCGGCTGAAACTGCTCGCGTGCTGGGATCCGCGCCGCTACGGACCGAAGGCCGAGATTGCGCACACCGGCAAGATGACATTCGAGGCGCTGGTGAACGAATCGCTGAAGGTCGCCGAGCTGCCGGCCGACGTGAAGACGGGCGTCAGTGTCGACACGACGCACGCGCTGCCCGAAACCGGTGGAGGTGACGCGTGACGTCTACCGCGTGGCTGATTGAGTGCCTGCCGCAGCGGTCGCTATGGCTCGGCGTCCCGCCGCGGTGCCTCGGGTGGGCATGGACGACGGCAGCATGGGCGATCCGGTTCGCGCGCCGCGACGACGCCGGCTTGCGTGCTCGTCTGCTGCGCGGTAGCTCTGTTCACCATGAGCACCGACTCCCCGAATCCCCCGACTCCCCCGACTCCCCGTTCCAACAAGCCGAGCGACGCCGAACTCGACAACCGGTTCCGCTACCACAAGCCGACGCCGGAGAAGTCCGAGCGGCACACGTGGGTCACCGAGACCACGCTCGCCCTGGCGAAGGAAATGCGCGACCGGCTGCCGGCTGGCCGGAACCTGAGCATCGTGTTGACGCTGCTCGAAGACGTGCGCATGCGCGCGAACGCTGCGATTGCCACCGAGTCCTGATCGAGCTGCTCGCCTTCGGGCGAGCTAGTGTCGCGGTGCCGCGATGACCGCGGCCGCGACGCTGCGCCGCTGGCGCGAAGACCCTGTCGCCTTCGTTCGCGAATGCCTGGGCGCCACACCTGACCCGTGGCAGGTCGACGTGCTGCGCGCGTTCCCGAAGAACCCGCGCGTCGCGATGACGGCGTGCAAGGGACCAGGGAAGACCGCGGTGCTCGCGTGGATCGCCTGGGACTTCCTCGCGACGCGGCCGCACCCGAAGATCATCGCGACCAGCATCACGGCCGACAACCTGAGCGACGGCCTTTGGACCGAGATGGCCAAGTGGCAGAAGCGCTCGCCGCTGCTGTCGGCTGCGTTCACCTGGACGAAAACCAGCATCACGTGCAACGAGCACCCGGAGACGTGGTTCATGGTCGCCCGTGCGTGGCCGAAGACCGGCAGCGCGAACGAGCAGGCGAACACGCTCGCCGGCAAGCACGCGGATTACATGCTCTTCATTCTGGACGAGGTCGGCGGCATTCCCGACGCCGTGATGGCGGCCGCTGAAGCCGGTCTGACCGGTGGCCAGGGCGGCGGTGGACACGAAGCGCACATCGTCATCGCCGGCAACCCGACGCACCTCGAAGGGCCGCTGCACCGCGCGAACACGAGCGAACGCTCGCTGTGGCACATGACGCACATCACCGGTGACCCGGACGACCCGAAGCGGTCGAGCCGTGTCTCGGCGGAGTGGGCGCGGCAGCAAATCGCGAAGTATGGGCGCGACAACCCGTATGTGCTGGTGAACGTCTTCGGGCGCTTCCCACCGGCGAGTGTCAACGCGCTGCTCGGCCCCGACGAGGTGCGCGCGGCGATGGCTCGCGTCTACCGCGAGGACGCCATCGCGGGGTTCGCGAAGATCCTCGGCGTAGACGTGGCGCGCGATGGCGCGGCGCGCAGCGTGCTGTTCCCTCGCCAGGGTCTTGTCGCCCTGCCGCCGAAGGTGCTGCGCAACGTCGACTCGCTGCAGGGTGCTGCGCAGGTCGCATGGCGGACGCGCGAGTGGGGCGGCGCCGATGCCGTGTTCGTCGACGGCACTGGCGGGTTCGGCGCCGGCTGGGTTGACCAGCTCAAGGTCATCAACCACCCGTGCACCAGCGTGCTGTTCTCGGGCAAGGCACTCGATCCACGCTACGCCAACCGACGCGCGGAAATGTGGCTGCTCATGTCGCAGTGGGTCAAGGAAGGCGGGGCGCTGCCGAACGAGCCTGAACTCGTCGACGAGTTGACCGCTGTCACCTACACGTTCCAGGGCGACCGCTTGATCCTCGAACCGAAGGAGCTGGTTGAGGCGAAGATCGGGCGCAGTCCCGACCTGGGCGACGGCCTCGCACTGACCTTTGCCGCCCCGGTGTTGCCACGCAAGCCGGCGACACCGAACCGGCGACCGAACGGCGGAAGCGCGGGCTACGACCCCTTGACTCTGCCGCGCGGTTGAGAGAACTTCCGGGCATGACCCAGCCCGATACCGTTCCCGTCCCTGTTCTCGCGTTCGTCTCGTTGTCGCCGTCGCACATCGGCGTGTTCGCCGTGTGTGTCGGCTGCGGCGGTGACAAAGTCGCCGACCTGTGTGTGCGCGCGTTCGGCTGGCAAGCCGAGTTCGCGGGCGAACCGTCGGAGCGTGTGCACCGCACCGTGCACCGCGTTTGCGCCGAGCTGAAGCGCGTCGGGGCGGCCGGCTACTTCAACAAAGGGGCGTTCGACGCCGGCCGGAAGGAAGAGTCAACCGACGTGCAGTTCCTCACGGCGGCGCGTGACAACACGGCGTTCCCGTGGGCCTATCGCCTTTTCGCTGACGGCGTGACGCCGTTCGCGACGGTGTGGAACGGGAACATGGGGTTGTCCTACAGCACCACGAACGACGTCGCGGTGTCGCAGGACGACGTGTTCGGGTTCGCGCATCTTCTGTTCAAGCTTGACCAAGCGGCGCCCGATACCACGTGGAAGATCCGGTATGACCCGACGCCCGGAACGGTGACCGACCCGAAGGCCGACGAGAAGGTCGAGCGGTTGCGTGACGTGATCCGTCGTCAGGTCAACTCCCTCAGCCTCGAATCCGTGTTTGGCAACCGCCCGGACTGGAAGCTGGCCGACATCGCGATCGACGCGATGAGGGCGCCGATGAAGGGCCGCACGGCACGCATCGTCGAACTCGAAGCGCAGTTGAAGGACGCCCGCGACGCGTGCAAGCGGATGAAGGAAGCCCGCACCGGTGACGCCGTGGCGCTCGCCGGCAAGCGCATCAACGAACTCGAAGCGGAACTGAAGAAACTCGAAGCGGAACTGAAGAGCGTGCGGGTTGACAACGAAACGGCGAGGGCGGAACTGAAGGACCGGCTGCTCGTGCAGACCGCATTGCACGACCGCGCGGTTCGCGCGCTGACCCGTGCCGGCTTCACCGACAACGGCGGCGCCGAGTGGAAGCCGCCGATCGGCGACCAGGGCCGCGAGCTACGCGAGGCGAAGGCGCGCATCGAGGAACTCGAAGCGGCACTGAAGACGTCGAAGGTCGAGCGCGACGTGTCCGCGCTGACGAGCAGCTCGATGTTGTCCGAGATCGGCGCGCTGAGGCGCGACCGCGAGGCGCGGATCGCGGAGGCCGAGAAGCTGAAGAAGCAGCTCGATCGGGCCATGCAGCTCGCCTGCGGCATGCCGCACGTGATCTACGACTCCTCACTGGCGGCGGAGAATGCCAACCTCGCGCAACGTGCCGCGCGCCTCGAACTGAAGCTGGCCGCCGTCCGGCGGGCCGCCAACTGATGACGTCGCGGTGCGCGTGCGGCCGCTCGATCGCGCACCGCGCCTGTCAACGGTGCGCCGAGAAGCAGCAGGTCGAAGACGAGGGCCGCACGTGGGCGCGCTACTTCGAGCTAGTGTCGCGCGAGGAAGTGATGCCTCACCACCTGCGCGGTGAGGCGGAGCGGCTGCGGCAGTGGCTCATCGCGCACGGCGGCCTCGGTGATGAGGACCGCGATTCGGAACGGCTCGAATGACCCTCGTTGACGGCCTGCCGTCTACGAGCTAGGTTCGCGGCATGAAGCCCGACCTCTTGTCCAACTCCTCCTTGCTTGCTGCCGAGAACGCCGACCTCCGGCAGCAGGTCACACTGTTCAAGGCGCATACCGGCTCGCTCACGACCCGGCTCACCGCGGCGGAGCGTTCGCTCGGCGACGTCTACAATGTCAACAAGCTGCTGCAGGCCGAACTCAGCGACGCGCGTGACGCGCTGAAGCTGCGCACGATGCAGCTCATCGCGTCGACGTCGGCGCTGGTCGGCGCGTTGACGTGGCTCGTGCTCCGAGGCCCACTGTGGTGATCGTCTCCAAGAAGGACGCGCCCGCACCGTGCCCGGTGTGCGGCAGCTTCAACGTCGAGGCGACGACCATGGGCGGCGTTAAGCCGAACGGGGCGGACGTCTTCGACGACACGAATCGCGCGTCCTGTCAACAATGCCACCACCGCGGGTGCGTGGGCGATTGGCAACGCCTCTTCGAGGCCAACCAGCTCTTCAACCAGATCGAGACGGCGATCGACAAGCTGCTCGGCGTCGAGCCTGCCGAGGGCGACACAACGCTGTCGGTGAGGCGGCTCGTCGCCGCGTATGCCGCGCTCGTCAAGGAGCGCCGCGAGCTGGCCGGCGGCATCGAAGACCTGAAGCAGTTGCTCGTCACCATCGAGGACGCGCTGAAGGCGAACCCGAAACTCGTTAACAAGGTGACCACCGTGCGCGAGCTGCTCGTGTGGCTCAAGGGGAAGACGTGAACCTGTTCTCCGCGTTGTTCGTCCTGTTCGTTGCACTGAAGCTGACCGGCGCGATCGACTGGTCGTGGTGGACGGTGTGCACGCCTCTCTTGGTTGGCTTGCTGCTCGCGACCGTGTGTGGCGTCACCGCGGCTGTCGCTGTCGATGCCCGGCGGCGCGAAGTTGACTGGCGGCGCCATCGGCGCTAGCTTCTCGGCAGCACTGCGGGATCGACTAGTCCGGTCCAAGTCTCCGGGTTCATACCCCGGCATCGTCGGTTCAAATCCGACTCCCGCATCCAGGCCCGTCCCACTAGTGGTCGGGATGCATCCGCCGACGGCCCCGCGATGTGGCGCCGCCGGCGGGTGTGTTTCCGGGGGACGTATCGAGTGCGCGCAGCGGCACCGTGCCGCCATGAACGACGTGCTCGTCGTAGGCCCCGTGCCCGTGCGCCGTGTAGCGGAGTCTCCGCTGCCCGAGGCGAACTATCGCGAGGCGATGGGCGAAGAGGTCGTGGCATGGCGGCCGTTCCTCGTCAACTGGCCTGTCTACGAGCAGCACGAGTGCGGGGCGCTGCTGTGCCTCGGTGCGATGAAGGGCGGCGAGCTGATCGGCTACGCGCTCGTGTGGTTCATGCCCGGTCAGGTGCAGTCGATGGGCACGCCGGCCGCTGGCGTCGACGCGATCTACGTGGCGCCCGAGCACCGCGGCGGACGAGCCGCGCATGCGCTCGCCAGCGCCATCGTGCGTGAAGCCACGAGCCGTGGCGTCAAGGAGGTCTGTGTCAACCTTCCTACCGGTGCCGCGTCTGCGGCTCGCCTGTTCACGGGTATGGGGTTCACCGAGGCCGCGGCCGTCTACCGCAAGGTGCTCTGACCATGGCCTACGTCTCCTACGCGCAAGCCATCATCGCCGCCGTCGGAACCTACGCCGCCATCAAGCAAGGTGAGGCGCAGAAGAACGCGCAGAAGGCGTCGCTGCGACTGCAGGAGCAGACGCAGCGCGAAGCGTTGTCTGCCGCGCTGCGGCAGGACGCGTTGAACGCGCAGGCGCTCGCGAAGGAGAACGCGAAGAAGCCGAACCTCGACGGCCTCGTCGCCTACGAGTCCTCGCGCATGTCCGGTGGGGCCGGCGGCTCGCTCATGGTGGGGCCGGGTGTTTCAGGTCCAGCGCGGCTCGGCAAGGCCGGGCTGCTTGGCGACGTCGGGAGTTGACGCATGCAAGCCATGGAAGACAGCCGCACCGACAACAGCCCCACGCTCTCGCCGGCAGCACTGCGCCGCGCGTGCGACGCCCGGCTCTCCATGCTGCGGAGCGAGCGGTCGACGTGGGATTCGCATTGGAAGGACATCGCGTCGCTGCTGCTACCGCGCACCTCGCGCTTCTACACCGACGAGCGCAATCGTGGCGGTGACCGAAACCGGAAGCTGATCGACGCGACCGGCACGTTCTCGCTGCAGGTGCTCGTGGCTGGTCTCATGGCTGGCGCCACGTCGCCGGCGCGGCCGTGGTTCGTGCTGCAGTCGCCGGAGCCCGAGCTGAACAAGCGGCCCGAGGTCGCCGAATGGATGCACAACGCGACCGAGGCGATGCGCGACGAGATGCGCCGCACGAACCTCTACCGCGCGCTGCACTCGGTTTACAAGGAACTCGGTGGCTACGGGACGCACGCCACCTTCTGCCGGCCGATCTACGGCGGCAAGGGGTTGTTGCACTTCTACCCGATGACGGTCGGCGAGTATTGGCTCGGCCAAAGCGACCTGAACGTCGTCGATACGTGCTACCGCACGTTCGACATGACCGTCGCGCAGGTTGTCGCCGCGTTCGGACTGGACGCGTGCTCGCGCTCGGTGCAGAACGCGTGGCGGGCCAATCAGCGCGACAAGTGGATCACCATTGTGCACGCGGTCGAACCGCGCACTGAGCGCAACCCCGAATACACCGCCGCGCTGCACAAACCCTACCGCAGTGTCTACTACGAAGCGAAGTCGGACACGCAGAGCATCCTCGCCGAATCCGGGTTCGACGAGTTCCCCGTTCTCGCTCCCCGGTGGAGCGTGTTGTCAGGTGACGTCTACGGGGAGAGCCCCGGCATGCTGGCGCTGAACAGCATCGACCAGCTTCAGCACCAGCAGTGGCGCAAGGGCCAGGCCATCGACTACCAAACGCAGCCGCCGCTTCAGACCCCGGGGTCGTCGCAGGGGCGCGAGCTGTCGCTGCTGCCGGGCGCCAATAACGCCGGGTCGGACATCGTCGGGTCGAAGATCGAGCCGATGTTCAAGGCCGAGCTGCGACTCGACCACCTGAAGCTCGACATGGACGAGGTGCGCGACCGCATCCGCGAGTGCTTCCACAGCGACCTGTTCCTCATGCTCGCGAACAGCGACCGCCGGCAGATGACAGCCGCGGAGGTTGCCGAGCGCCACGAAGAGAAGCTGCTGATCCTCGGTCCGGTGTTGGAGTCGCTGCAGGAAGAGCTGCAGCGCCCGTTGATCCGCATGATGTTCGGCCGCATGGTCGAGGAAGGCCGTCTGCCGCCGCCGCCCGAGGCGCTACTCGGAACCGAGCTGTCGGTGGAGTTCGTGTCGGTGCTCGCGCAGGCGCAGCGCCAGATCGGCGTCAACAGCTACGACCGGTTCCTCGCCACCGCGATCTCGCTCGGGCAGTTCAAGCCCGAGGTATGGGACCGCATCGACGTCGACAACACGATCGAGGAATACGCCCGCGCGTGGGGCGTGCCACCCCGCATGCTCGTGCCGGTGCAGGAAGCCGACTTCGTGCGCAAGGCGCGCAACGCCGCGTATGCGGCGAAGGAACAGGCGGCCGCACTGCAGGTCGGCTCGGCTGCAACGAAGAACCTCGCGGCGTCGCCGGTCGGCGGCCCGCAGCCGACTGCGCTCGACGCGCTCGGCAACCTCACCGGTTACACGAACCCCTCGGTAGCCCCGGGGCAAGGATGACACATGGCTCTGAGCGCTCCCACTACTCCCCCGTCCGCAAGTGCGATCGACGCCGGCAGCAACCCGGTCCTCGGCGTATACCGGTTCGCCTTCGAGGCGGCCGCCGCCGTGGCGTTCGGCACGCTGCCGCGTCCGGCTGATGCCGTGATGTCGCTCGCTGAGACAGCCGTAGTGGACGTCGTCGGCATGGACGGGAAGACGTTGACGATCTCGATGACGAATGCGGGCACGATCGTGCCTTTCAAGTTCAAGTCCGTGGCGGCGGCCACGCCGAGCACCGTCGTGGTGTTGTGGCTGTGATGTCTCTCAATCAGGTGCTGTTGGAAGGCGGGTTTACCGTCGCGGCTGGCGTTGGCGCCACCGCGTTCGTGCAGAACGTCCCCACCGATGGACAGCAGTGGACCGCGATGGCGATGGTCGGCGCGGTCCTGTTCTGGCTGATGTATCGCGTGACGCGGTCGTGCGACGCGATGGCGTCGGCGCAGAGTGCCACGGCAACCGCGCTCGCGGTGATGACGCAACAGACGGCGACTTTCCAGGCCGCGACGGACGCGAAGCGGGTAGAGTTGTCGACTCGCATCGACAAGCTGACCAGCGAAGTGCAAGAGCTGGCGGCCGAAGTCCATGCGCTGAAACACCCATGAAGAACCTGAAGACACTCCTCCTGCCGCTGCTCCTGCTCGCGGCTTCCTGCACCGGGGTCGACCCGGTGCGTGCTCGCGCGGACCTCGCAACCGTGCAGTGGTTCGAGCCGATGACGCGCGCCTACATCCAGGCCGACCCGAAGCTGGACGAGGCCGCGAAGGCCACGCACCTGCGCGGGCTTGCCGCATGGAAGTCCCGCGTCGAAACCGACGCGTCTGCCGCGGGGGTGCGTTGATGCCACTCGACCCGAACAAGCCGATCGGTGAAGCGATCGAGGGTGTCGTCAAGTCCGAGTTCGACGAAGCGGTCAAGCTGCTGAGCGCTCGCGTCTCGGATGAGAACACGGTGCGCGAACTCGCGGCGATGGCGAACGACGCTGCGATGTTGCCACTGCGCGCTGCGCGTGGTGAGGACATCACGGCGCTGAGCGCGTCGCTGACGGCGGAGGCGCTGAACCGGACCGTCGAGGAACGCACGCAGGTGCTCGTCATCGCGCAGATGGCGTGGACGCGCGCCATCGGCCGCATCCTCGAAGCGCTCGTCGCGGGGCTGGTGTGAACCTGCTTCCGTTCGAGCATGACCACCGGCGGCACGAGGCCGCCGTGTGGCCGCCGGTGGACGCCTGCTTCTGGTGCGGGCACCGGCACACGGGCGCGTGCGAATACCCGCGGCGCCCGCGGCCGCAGGACGTCGAGGGAGACGTCGCCAAAGACCGCGCCGCCTATCGAGGCGGCCATCGGCACGGCTGATCGGGGGACGTGGTTTCCGCGGACGTGCCTAGCGTCCGCGATGTGTTGAGCGACCCGATCATCAACGCGCCCGACGAGGAAGCGCGGAAAGCCGAGCGCAAGGCGTCCGACGCCGCGCTCGCGATTCGTGACCTCGTCGACGTGATGAGCACCGCAGGCGGGCGCCGGTTCGTCAACCGGCTACTGGCTGTGTCCGGTGTGGTCGACTCGACCTTCAACCCGACCAACCCGCATGACACCGCCTACCGCGAGGGACGGCGGGCCTTCGGAACCGAGCTGTGGCGCTCGATCGACAGCCACTGCCCGGAACTCTACATCCGAATGATGCGGGAAGCCCGAAGGATGCCCACCGATGGCTGACACTCCCGAGACCCCGCCGGCGCCGACGCCGCCGGTTCCCCCGACTCCGCCGGCGCCGCCTGCTCCCCCGGCTCCCCCGGCTCCTCCGAAGGAGCCGCCGGCCCCGTCGGCTCCCCCGACTCCGCCGGCCCCGCCGGCGGGCCTGCAGTTGACGGCACCCGAGGGTGTCGAGATCCACCCGCAGGTGCTCGCGTCGTTCGCGGCCGAGCTGCAGGCGGCTGGCATCACCGACGCGGCGAAGGCTCAGTCGTTCCTGAACAAGCAGCTCACTGCGATGGCGCAGGTCGGCGAAGCGCAGGCGAAGGAATGGCTCTCGGCGACGCGGAAGTTGCCCGGCATCGGTGGCGTCCACTTCGAGCAATCGAAGGCCATCGTCGACGGCACGCTGCGCAAGTTCTTCGGCCCCGCCGTCACCGACCTGATGACGAAGCTCGGTGTCGTCAACCACCCCGAAATGTTCGCGGCACTGCACGCGATCGGTCGCACGACCGGTCCCGATGCGCGTTTCGAGCAGGGCGCACCCGGCGGTTCGCGCACGCGAGACCCGCAGAAGGGGCTGAACCGCATGTATCCCTCGATGGTGAAGAAGACCTGAGAGACAACCAACCGCAGTAGGAGACCCGCAAATGGCAGCTCTGTCCATCATCCACCCGACCCTTCTCGATTTCCGCAATCGACTCGACGACGACGACGAGATCGCGCAGATCATCGAGATCCTGAACGCCGTTAACGACCTCCCTGGGTCGGCGACGTTCTTGGAGGCCAGCGACCTGCTGAGCCACCGCACCACGGCGCGCGCGGGCATCCCGACGCCGACCTGGCGCAAGCTCTACCAGTTCGTGCAACCGACGAAGAGCACGACCGTCCAGGTGACCGACACGATGGGCACCCTGGCGGACTACGCCGAGGTCGACCAGAAGCTCGCCGACCTGAACAACAACTCGATGGCGTGGCGCGCGTCGGAGGACGTCGCCCACCTCGAAGGCATGGTGCAGGCGTTCTCGGCGACCACGTGGTATGGCAACGAGACCGCCGAGCCGGCGAAGTTCACCGGGTTCGCGCCGCGCTTCAACAGCGCCACGGCAGCCAACGCGGAGAACATCATCGACGGTGGCGGCACGAGCAACCTGCAGTCGATCTGGCTGATCGTGTGGGGTCCGCTGACCACGCACTTCATCTACCCGAAGGGCAGCAAGGCCGGTTGGTCGATGCGCGACCTCGGTGAGGTGACGCTGACCGACTCGAACGGCGGCAACATGCAGGCCTACCGCACCTACTACACGTGGGATGTGGGCCTGTCGGTGCGCGACTGGCGCTCGATCGTTCGCATCGCGAACATCGACCACACCGCGCTGACGAAGAACGCCAGTAGCGGTGCGGACCTGATCGACCTGATGACGCGCGCCGTCGAGCAGGTCAACGGCCTGAACCTCGGCCAGGCGTGCTTCTACACGACCCGCAAGATGCGCAGCTACCTGCGTCGGCAGATCGCCAACAAGGTCGCGTCGGGCACCCTGACGATGGACACGGTCGCGGGCAAGCGCGTGCTCGCGTTCGACGACATCCCGGTCTACCGCAGCGACGCCCTGCTCACGGGCACCGAGTCGCAGATCACCGGCCTGGCGACCAACTGATTGACAGCGGGGGCCTAGCGCCCCCGCCCCACCCGAACAACAGAACAGGAGACTCCACACGTGAACTACGACAAGCGCACAGACTTCGCCGGCGCGTCCGACACGCTCACCTTGAGCACGTCGACCGGCCGGCAGGCGATCGGTTCGACCATCAACCTCACCGCTGTCACCGGCGATCTCGGTGGGTTCAGCGAGCCGATCTTCTTGGTTCTGCTCGCGGCGACCGCCATCACCATCGCGGGCAACTCGGTCGGCACCCTGCAGTTCGAGCTGGTGTCGGACAACGTGGCCAACCACACCACGGCCTACTCCCACATCCACGCCTACACGCCGGTGTTGTCGACGTCGTCGGTGACGGGCGCGTTGCAGGCTGGATCGCTGCTCGGGGCCATCCCGCTGCCGATGGCGCAACTGGCGCCTCGCACGGCCGCGGTGACCATCAGCACGGCCAGCCCGGCCGTCGTGACGTCGGCCAACCACGGGTTGACGACCAACGACGCGATCGTGTTCGCGGCGGGCGGCGGCACGTTGCCTTCCGCCATCGTGGCCGGCACCACCTACTACGCGAAGGTGATCGACCAGGACACCTACCAGGTGATGACGACCGCGGCGGGTGCGTCGGGCACTGGCGTCGCCGGCACCGGCTCCGTCGGCACGGTGTTGATGGCGACGCGCGCGATCCAGGAGCGCTTCTACAAGCAATACCTGGGCATCGTTCAGAACTCGTCGATCGCGCTCACGGGCGGTTCGATCTACGCGTTCCTGACGACGGACGTCGCTCGTTGGCGCTCCTACGCCGACGCGCTGAACTGATCCCCACCGGCAGCTAGCGCTGCCGGCCACCGGCGGGCTGCGGCCCGCCGGACCATCTTCCCCGGACTACGACTACCTCGATGCACTCCGACCTCCGCACCACGCTCGCGTCCGCGAAGACCTTCGCTTCCGGCGTGCTCGCCAGCGACACGATCAACCTCGGTCAGCCCACGAACGCGATGGGGTTCGAGCCCCTCTACGTTGTGGTGTCGGTGGCCGCCACGCTCACTGCGGCGCGGTGGCTCGTCATCCGGCTGCTGTCGTCTACCGACAGTGCCTTGATCGGCAACATCCGCTGCCACGCGCAGTGGGGCGACGCGCTCTTGTCGCCGACCGACGCGGGTCACCCGACCACGTCGGCGATGTTCCCCGCCGGTGCCAACCGGTCGGTGTCCGACAGCGTCGTCGCGGTGATCGCGGTTCCCCCGGGCTACGAATACCGGCAGTTCCTCGGTGTCGTCGTGTTCGCGATCAGCGCGGCAGGCACGATCGACACGGGCATGTCCGGTGCGCTGAACATCGAGTTGACCGACCAGCCGCCGACCCGATTCGTGGTGCCTGACGCCATCACGATGACCACGACCTACTGACAACCATGAAGAAGCTCACTGCCCTGCACGACGCGTTCTACGGCGGCCGCCTCATCGAGGCCGGCTCGTCGTTCACGATCCCCGACACAGACCCGACCCCGGCGTGGGCTGCCCCGGCCGACGAGGTCGAGGTCGTTCACCCCGCGCGGCAGCGCGAGATGGAACAGGTCGCGATGTCGCAGCTCGCCCGCAAGGGCGTCGGCGACAATCCGCTCGACGCGATGGACCGGCTCACGGCCGCCCGCGACGCCATGAAGCCGAAGATCACGCGCAAGGCGCCGGCGGAACAGCCGGCTCCGGTGAAGGCGCGCAAGGCGCCGCAGATCGAGCTGGACTGACAACACCGGGGCGCCCGGAACCGCGGCAGGCGCCCTGCTACGCCACGCGGTGAGGCGCTCCAATGACGCAAGAAGTCTTCACCGCTCCGGGCGGCTACACGAGCACAAAGTTCTCGGCGACAGTCGGCGGCGCGGCCGCCGGCGTCATCAGCGTGGCGATGGCGACGCAGATGCCGACCGTGGCGTGGAACGCCGGGCAGATGGTGGAGCTGTCTTGGCTCGTCTTCGACGCCGACGTCACGACCGAGGTCCGCGTCACGCGCCTGGCCGGCGCAGTCACCTCGTTCAACGTCTACCCCGAGAACACCGGCCACACGGCGGCGATCGTCGGCGGCGTGCTCGTGCTGCAGGTGCCGCCGAACGTGCGGCTGCACTGCGAGATCAACGGCGACCGCGCGAACATCCTGGTCGTGGCCTCGTCGCCGCTGAAACCCTCGCTGCCCGTCAGCTACACCACGTGGGGTTCAGCGCTGACGTCGGTGTCGTCGCTCAACATCGCGACCGGTGAGTTCACGACGGCCGGCGCGCACGGGCGCGTCGTCGGAGACCGAGTGCGACTGAGCACGTCGGGGTCGCTGCCGACGCCTTCAAGTGGCACGCTCAGCACCTACGACATCTTCTACGTGCAGTCGGTGTCGGCGTCCAACAAGTTGACGCTGTCGCGCACGTCGGGCGGGGCTGTCATCACCTACTCCGCGGCCGGGTCCGGCAACTCGTTCTACGTTGGCGCGTGGACGAACACCAGTTCGGCGCTCTACCTACCCGCAGGCGTTCACGTGCTCGGGCAACTGTTCCAGCTCGCGTCGAACACCACGGTTTACATCGACGGCGGGGCCGTGGTGATCGGCAGCTTTGACATCCGCAACGCGCAGAACGTCCTCGTGCGAGGGCGAGGGAATCTTCTCGGCACCTTCGCGACGCATGCCGCTGCCGCCGCTGCACCGACGTTCGCCGAGCAGCTCACCTATGCGATGTTCCTCGGCTACGACGGGGTGCACTTCACCTACAACAACGTCGTCGAAGGCATCACGATCGCGGCCTACCCGTTCTACTGCACGCACGAAGGTGTCACGTCGTGGACGAACGTGCAGCTCATCAGCCCGTGGACCTACAACTGCGACGGGTTCGACTGCTCCGAGTCGGTTGCCAACACCGGCACGGCGACGAAAAGCTACGCCTTCACCGGCGACGACGCCATCCGGGCGGACAGCCCGTGGTTCGAGATGACAGTCACCGATGTGTTCTGCGTGACGTCGAATGCCGGCTGCGTGCTGTTCTCGTATTGGGGTGGGCCTGCGCAGGGCAACAAGCAGCGGATCATCAACTGCCACGGCATGAGTCTGAGCCTCGCGGACGGCAACGGCGCGCCGAACCAGGTGACGAAAGGCGCGGATGCGGTCATCAAGTGCTGGGTTGACCAGTATGTAACCAACTGGCAGGACGGGGCGTCCAACATCGAGATCACGAACTACCACGTGTGGGGGCCGATGAGTTCGCGCCTCTTCTCGATCCAGAACCTGCCCTACCCGACGCCGTCGCTGCAGCGCGACGTGCGCGGCAACATCTACGACATCACGATCAACGGCCTGGTGTGTCAGCAGACGCCCGGGCAGCTCGCGCTTCTGCTCGGCTTCGATTGGCAGAACACCCCGCACGACATCCGCATCTCCGGGTTGTCGATCGGCGGTGAAGCCATCACGACGTGGAACTGGAACGACTTCGTGGAGTCGAACGCGTTCCCCTACAACATCTTCATTGAGGGAAGGCCCATGGTCACGAAGGTCGATCTTGTCAACGAGGCGCTGTCTCTCATCGGTGAGAGCATCGCAGTCACCTCCATCAGCCCGCCTGATGGTTCCGCCGCGTCGCTCGCTGCATCGAGGCAGTGGAACTCGGCCGTCGAGCTGGCCATCGGGACCGCCGCCTGGCCGTTCGCCACTCGACGCGCTGCGCTCGTCGCCGCAACGAACGACTACAACGACGCGTTCGGCTACTGCTACGAGCTGCCGGCCGACCACCTGCGCCTGCTCGGTGTGATCCCTGCCGGCGCGCAGGACACCTACACGCAGAGCGACGGCACGCCGATCCCGTATCAGTGTCAACAGGACGCCGACGGTGTGGAGCGCCTCTACACCGATCTCGGCGGCGCGTGGGTGCGCTACACCGTCTTCGTTGATGACCCGAACAAGTGGTCGCCGTTGTTCCGGCGCGCGTTCGTCTTCTTCCTGGCCGCCGAGATGTGCGGGTCGCTAGTGAAGGACACCAGCGGCGCCCGCCTCGCGGAGTCGCTGATGAACCGCGGGCTGGCCATGGCGCAGTCGGCCATCGTCGAGTCCGCGTCCAAGCGTGAGGTGCGGCCGACGCACACGGTGCCGTGGCTGCGCCGCGGTGCGTCGGATGTCCTTCCTCGTTCCACCGGGGGCTGATCCATGCGTTCGATCCAAACGACGTTCATCGGCGGTGAGATGTCGCCCGAGATGCTCGGGCACACCGAAGATCCGAAGCTCCGCGCCGGCCTGCAGGCGGCGCGCAACTACATGATCGCGCCGAGCGGCATGGCGCGGCGCCGGCCGGGCAGCCGCTTCGTGTCGGAGCACGTCAACAGTGCGAAGCGTGTCCGCCTGCTGCCATTCCGCTTCAGCCTCGACCAGACGATGTGCGTGCAGGTGGGCGAAGGCTACTTCCGCTTCCACACGCAGGGCGCAAACCTGCTGTTCGTCACGCCTCGCACGGTGTCGTCGGTGGACACGACGGCGGAGACGATCACCACGAGCACGGCTCACTCGTTCGCACTGAACGACCAGGTTCGGTTGTTCAACACCGGCGGAGCGGTCCCGGCGGGGCTCACTGCGGGCACGACCTACTACGTCAACCCGACCAGCACAACGGCGTTTCAGTTGAGCACGTCCGCGTGGCCCGGTGCCGCGGTGAACCTGACCGGCTCCGGTAGCGGCACGACGCGCGTCTACAAGAACAGCGAGTCGCCGGCGCTCTACATCGGCAGCAAGAGTTTCACGACGATCTCGTGGCTCATCTCCGCCACGAACACGACAGCCGGAAACGAGTTCATCACCACGTCGACGACCCACGACCTCGCGCTCGGCGACAAGGTCGTCATCACCGGGGGCGCCGGCACCGGCATCACCGCGGGGACTGTCTACTACGCGATCCCGTTGTCGACGACGACGCTGCGGTTCGCCACGACCTACGCGAACGCGATCGGCGGCACCTACGTGGACCTGGTCGGCGCGTTCGGTATCGTCGACCGCGTGTTTCGGCCGGATCGCATCACGATCGGTGCCGGGCACGGCCTCACGGGGAACGGGCAGCCGATCAACTTCACGACGAGCGCGACGCTGCCAGCGGGGTTGTCGGCAGGTCCGACCTACTACGCGATCTACGTCAACAGCACCGACATCGCGCTGGCGACCACCTATGCCGGCGCAATCGCGACGACGACCGATGTCGTCATCACGAACTCGGCCGCCGGCACGCACACGTTCCACTACGTCTATGAAGCTGGCGAGCTGGTGACGAACATCAACGTGCCGCAAGGGTTCTTCGTGTGCGTGACGCGAAACCCGCAGTCCGTGACTCCGGGCACGACGTCGCACTGGTATCAGCTTCCCGCGGACGGCACGCTGGAACTACCCAACACGTTTCAAGAAAGCGAACTGTCGAGCATCGACTTCGCCGGTGTGGGTGACACGCTGCGACTCGTCCACCCGAACCACGCTCCGCTGGACCTACGGCGAATCTCGGCGACGTCGTGGTCAGTCACGCCGGCCACCGTCGCGCCAACCCTGTCCGCACCGATCGGGGCGGCGGTGACCACCACATACGGCCGCGGGCTGAACATCGCCAGCACCACGGCCGCCACGCCTACCGTCATCAAGGCTGCGAGTTCCCACGGGTTCACCGCCCTGATCGACGTCGTGTGCATCGTGGGTCGCGCCGACATCGCGGACGGTGTCTACGTGGTCACGACGACGCCGGCCGCCGACACGTTCACGGTGATGACGTATGTCGGCGGCTCCAACATCGGATGCGCCGCGGCTGGCGGCGCGGCGGGCGTCGTGCAGCGCTGCTCCGGCACCACCGACCTGACGCACAACTACAAAGTGACCGCGGTAGACGCGAGCGGGCTCGAGTCCACGCCCGCCAGTGTGACTTCCGGTGTGAACAACCTTCTTGTCGACGGCGCATACAACACGATCACGTGGACGGCGGTCACCGGCGCCGTGCGCTACCATGTCTACAAGGAGGAGTCCGGCCTCTATGGTTACATCGGGTCGAGCGACACGACGTCGTTCAAGGATGACAACATCGACCCGGATATGTCGATTCTGGTGCCGGTTCTCGACTCGACGTTGGCGAGCAACAACCCCGGGGCGGTGGCGTTCTTCGCGCAGCGGACGCTATACGCCGGCTTCACGTCCTACCCGCAACGGTTGCTGATGTCGCGCACCGGGTCGGACGGAGACTTCAGCTACCACCTTCCGCTGCTCGACAGCGACCGGTTCAACCGCGACATCGCGGCCATGGAGCTGTGCCGCGTGCAGTTCCTGGTCCCCACCGCGCAGCTCGTCATCCTCACCGACTCGACGGAGTTCCGTGCTGCCACGGTGGACACCGAGGTCGTGTCGCCGAAGTCGCTCGAATGCCGACCGTTCAGTTACGTCGGTTCCGCCAAGGTGAAGCCGCTCGTGACGAACGGGTCGATCGTGTTCGTCGGCTCGCGCGGCCACGTGCACGAGCTGGGGTTCTCCACCGAGGCCGGCGGGTTCGTCAGCAACGACCTCTGCTACCGCGCGGCGCACCTGTTCGACGGGCTCACGGTAACGGCGGCGGCTCGCCAGCGCGCACCGTGGTCGATCAACTGGTTCGTGTCTTCCGACGGCAAGCTGCTCGGGCACACCTACGTGCCGAGCGAGAACGTCGGCGCGTGGCACCGGCACGACACGACGAACGGCACCGTGGAAGACGTATGCGTGGTGGCCGAAGGCGTGGAAGACGCCGTCTACCTGTCGGTGAAGCGGACCATCAACGGGGTGACGAAGCGCTACATCGAGTGCATCCGCGGGTTCGCCGAACCGACGCGCACCAGCGCCTTCTTCGTCGACTGCGGGCTCGCCTACTCGGGGTCGCCCGCGACGTCCTTCAGCGGGCTCAGCCACCTCGAAGGCCAGGTCGTCGACGTGCTCGCCGACGGCGTCTACATCGGCCAGAAGACCGTCACCAGCGGCGCCATCTCGATCACGAAGCCCGCGTCGACGGTGGCGGTGGGCCTGCCGATCGTCGCCGACATCCAGGTGCCGCCGTGGGCCGCGCAGATCGAGGCGCTCGGGCAGGGCCGCCCGAAGAACGTCGGCAAGGCCGTGGTGCGCGTCCGCAACGCAGGCCCGTTCAAGGCGGGGCCGGATTTCGCGAACCTCACGAGCAGCAATCCGATCGCCTACCCGAACCTCACGAACGGGGACGTCGACGTGTCGGCGATCGGCACGTGGGCGCGCGATGGTAGTATCTGCCTGCGCGTCACCAACCCGCTGCCTTGCACGTTCTTGGCAGTGGTGCTCTCGACGCAGATCGGAGGCTGACCATGGCGGACGAAACGAAAGGCGGCAGCGGAACGAGCACCCTCGGTGGAGTGACGCAGGGGCTCGGTCAGATCGTCACCGCGCTTGGCGCCTACTACTCGGCGCGGTCGGTGAAGTATCTCGCCCGCTCGCGCGCGCTCAGCATGGAGTTTCAGGGCTCGATTGCTGCGTTGAACGCGCAGCAGGCGCAGCGCGATGCCGACGCGCTGTTCAACTCCGCCCGCTTCGAGCACCTGCGCCTCACGCTCGCCGCCGGCGAGGACAAGGCTGCGCTCACGGCGATGCAGGGTAGCAGCGGCTTCCAGGCCGGAGACGCCAACAGCTCCGAGGTGCTGGCGAGCCGCGAGCTGCAAAAACAGATGGATGCCAGGCAGCTTCGCATCGGCCGCACGCAAGCCTACGGCGCTGCGATGTCGCGTGTTGTCAGCCTGAAGAACGATGAAGCCTTCTCGCGGACGAACGCCGAGATCGCGCGGAAGACCGCCCGCGCCATCTCTCCTGGCGCCGCGTTTCATATCGGCCTAGCGACCGGCGCGTCGAGCTGGGGCGCCTACGGAGGGTCATCCTAGTGCGCATCCCCGACAGCTTCGTGCCCGGCGCCGCCGCCCGCCCAAGCGGCCGTGGCGACTACGGCGCTCCCCAAGTCGACCCGATGAACGTCGACGCCGGCGAAGGTATCCAGATCGCCGGTAGACACCTGTCGGCCGCGGGCGCGGCGCTCGCGCACCAGGGGCGGCAGGAGCAGGACCACTACGACACCGCAATCGTGAAGATGTCGGCCGCCGACCTCACCGAAACCGCGTTGAAGGTCGACGCGGAGTTCAAGCAACTGCGCGGCGTCGAGGCGCAGGAGGCGTTCAAGGCCGGCGACGGCCTCAAGGCGTTGCGTGATAAGGCTGACACGCTGACCTCGAAGTTGCAGAACGACCGGCAACGCCGGATGTTCGCGATCCAGTCGAAGCTGCAGCTCATCGAGACGGAAGACAGCATGCGCAAGCACTACGGCAACGAGGCGAAGTCCGCCGCGTTCACTGCCGCCGGCGCTCGCGCGGAGACCTCGAAAACCGCGCGCACGTTCGCGTTCTTGAACGGCGACACCGAGGCGGCGAACGGGCACGAGACCGCGCTCAAGGACGAAGTGCGCGCGATGGGGCAGCTCGCCGGCGCCCCGCAGGAAGTCATCGACAGCAACGTGCTGAAGGCCGTGTCGAGCATGCACATGGACGCCGTTGAAGGACTCCTGAACCAGGGGCAGGGCTCGCTCGCTCGCGGCTACCTCGAATACGCGAAGACGAACGGCGAGGTGACGGAGGCCGACTTCCTCCGGTGGGACGGCGCGACCCGCCGCGCGGGCGCCGCGGAAGAGGGTTACAACCTCTCGCTGAAGGTGCGCGACGAGCTGCAGTCGAAGCCGCGACCGAACGAGACTCCGCAGGAGCAGGAGGCCCGCGCCGTCAACACCGTCGAAGACGAGTATCGCGCCGGGCGCATCACCTACGACGTAGCGCAGGCGGCGTTCGGCCACATCCGCACGGCCTATGGCCAAGACGCGCAGACCAAGGCGGCCGCCGACGCGTCGACGATGGACCAGACGCGGCAGTGGTTCGTGCAGCCCGAGAACCAACGCAAGACGTGGGAGCAGTTCCAGAACGAGAACCCGGTGTTGGCTGACAAGGTCATCGCCGCCGGCGGGCTGGCTGACATGAAAGCGTTCCTCGCGAACGGCAACCGCGTGCCGACCGATTGGGATACGCGCATCAAGGTCGAAGGCATGTCACCCGCGGAGCTGGCGGGTATGTCGGTGGAGTCGCTCAACGCGCAGTTCGGCGGCAAGCTTTCGGCGCGAGACTTCGAGGTGATGCTCGCTCGCCGGGCGCAGGGCATGGGCAAGGCGTCGTCCGAACAGCTCTTCCTCACCACGAAGGCCGATCTTTCGCGCAGCACCTTCACCCGTATGTGGGAGAAGATGGAAGGCGTGCGCGAAGGCTACTTGTCTACCGCACCGGACAACAAGCGCCGCGAGTTCGAGCGGCAGTTCGACGAGTGGCGCATCCGCTTCGACGAGGAGCTGCTGAAGCCATGGCAGGAGAAGCACGGCGCGGCCACGCGCGACGACCTGCAGAACTTGCTCCACACGGCCGAGATCGACGAGGTCATCATCGGAGTCGGCACGTTCAGCTCGGGCCGCACGGTTCCGCTGATGCTCGTGCCGGAGGACGTCAGGAAGTCCGACGACGTCTACGTGCGCGGGCCGTCCGGCCTGGAGCGCCTCAACCGCATGCCTGACTTGTGGGTGATGCGAACACCGGACGGCAAGATCGAGGTTGGTTCCCCGAGTCAGATCGCCCGTGTGCTTCAGCAGAACGGCGTGCCGGCGACGTCGCAGGCGATCTTCGCTGAATGGCTCAAGCTGGGCCGCCCTGGCGCCAAGAAGCCGCCCGCCGCGCCGGCGCCCGCGTCGGAACCAAGTAAGGGAGGCCCGCCGCGCACCGCCGATCCGCTGCGCTTCGGCGGCCGCTGACGGGCTCTCGGTGTAGGATCGGGCGCTATGAGCAACAGCGCCCTACCTCCGCAAGAGCCGAGCAGCACTCCCTACCTCGACTCGCTCGTTCGGCAGTCGGTTGGCGACCAGCGGGCGGCGCAGGAGAAGTCGTTTCTTACGACCCTGCAGACCGCCCTCGAATCCAACCCCGAGCAGGTCGCGGTGGCTCGCCGGCTGGCCCAGGACGTCGGTGTTTCGCAGGAGGCGGCTCTTGCCCACCCCGACGTCCTGAAGCGCTACGCGGCCCTGCAGGCGGCCCGCAGGAAGGATCTGGCGAACACGAGCCCGATCCTCGCGCAGAGCATGTCCGACTTGGAGTTCGCCCGCGTGGCGCACGACCAGATCGACCACATGGGGCTGTGGGAAGGGTTCTTCCGCAACTTCACCGCAGGCGCCTACGAGGCGCAGCTCGGCAAGCTGCAGTGGCAGGCGATCTTCCGCCCGATGACGCCCGACGAGTCGGCGTCGATCGCGTGGCTGCAGAAGGAAGTCAAGCGGACCCCGAGCACTGGCGGCTTCTTTTGGGGCCTCGGCCGCTATGCCGGTCTCGCGTCGAACGTCGTGCCCGAGGCCGTGGCGTGGGGCGCCGCGACTGCGACCGGCGCGGCCGCGGTGACGGCAGCCACCACGGGGCCGGCCGCCCCGTTCACCGCGCCGGTGTCCGCGGCGACGTCCTTCGGTGTGGGCTCCGTGATGTCGCTGATCGACCAGAGCCGGCGCATCGAAGGCGGCCTCGCGTTCGATCAATACCTCGCCGACAAGTATGACCCGGCGGTGGCCGCCAAGGCCGCCGTGATCGTCGGCTCTGTCAACGGTGTGGTGGAAGCGTTCGGCGACCTTGCGCTCGGCGGCCTCGGCGGCGGTGTCGTCCGCACGCTGACGCCGTTCAAGCGACGTGTCATCAAGGAAGTCGCGGAGGCTCTGTCGAAGCCCGACCGTTGGACGGAACTCGGCAAGCTCGCGGGGCGCGTCGCCGCGAACACGGGCGGCGAGGTCGGCACCGAGATGACGCAGGAGACCGTCACGATGCTCTTGGAGAAGTGGGCGCACGATCAGAGCGCCAACCCCGAGAAGCTCCCGTCAGCGATCGACAGCGGGCAGTTCGGCTCGGCGCTGCTGGAGATCGCCAAGGTCACGGCGGAGAGCAGCGTGCTGCTGGCGGCGATCCGGCCCTACGCGCAATACCGCGCGGCGTCGCGCGACATCCGCGCCGGTGAAGCGCAGGCGAAGTTCATTCAACAGCTCGTCAACGCCCGCGCCGGCGACAAGGTCGCGGAGCGCGCGCCCGACCTGCACTCGCAGTATCTGCAGCGGGTATCCGAGAACGTGAACCGTGACACCCTCTACCTCGACGCCGAGAAGTTGACGCAGGCGCTCGTCGCCGCACGCGAAGCGGCCGCAGCGAACGGCACGGCGAACCCGGTGGAGCAACTCAACGAGGCGTTCCCCGGCTTGCTCACGCAGATCGAGGAAGCGCGCAAGTCGCAAGGCTTCGTGTCCGTGCCGGCGGGTAAGTGGACAAGCGAGTTCCTGCAGTCGCCGCTCGGGCAGGCGATGGTCGAGCACATGACGTTCGACCCCGACATCCCGACGATGAACGACACCAGGGACGCCGCCGCGAACCTGGACGGGCTGAAGCGCGCCGCCGAGGCCGAGGCCGAGCAGAGCCTGCGCGCTAACACGGAGTGGCAGACGCAGGCCGACGCCATCGAGGCGGAGGTGCTGAAGAACTACAAGGCAGTGCAAGCGGTCGGCGTCCCCGACGAGCTGGCGGCGCAGCACGCCCGCTACATCCGCAACGTCGTCGTCACGCGCGCGGCCGCGGACAAGGTGACGCCGCAGCAGTGGTGGGCGCTGCACGGCTTCGCGGTCACGGGCGGTGAGGCGGTCGGCCCCGGGCGCACGCAGACGTCTCCGCGTCCGGGCAGCTACACCGTGCAAGCGCAGCCGACGGACGCTGTCTACGGCACGCGCCCGGGCACCGAGGTCTACGGTGTCCACTTCTCCCGCGAGGCTCGCACGTCGCTCGACTCGAACCGCTTCGGTGACGGCATCCCGAGCGGCGAGAGCCGGCGCGTTACGGGAGACCCGGTGCTGAGCAAGCGCGTCTACTACTACGTCGACACGGGCCAAGGCATCGTCCCCGAGCTTGGCCTCGGACAGCAGGCGCACGTCACCAAGCTGACGAACGTCTACAACACGGACGAAGACCCGCAGGGCATCGTGGCCGCATGGCGCGAGAGGCGCGCGAACGGCGAAGGCGTCAACGCCAACGACCTCGAACACGCGATCATTGCCGCCGGCTACGACGGCTACTTCGTGCCGAGGGCGCAGGGCGAGCAGGGTGTCGCGGTGTTGCTCGGCGGCCAGCACACGAACGTGCCGACCACACCGAGGAACGACCTGAACAGGATGTCGCAGTTCGCTGGCGAGCAGGCGCTCACGGCGAACAAGCACGCGCTCGACAGCGCAAAGAAGCGCACCGCCGCCGGTGAGGATGCCGAGGCAGTGCGCAAGGACACCGGCTGGTTCAAGGGCCAGGACGGGCAGTGGCGCTTCGAGATCAGCGACCGCGAGGCCAAGATCAACGGCAACGGTGCGACCGTCCTCGACGCGGCGCAGCGCAGCCACTCGTTCCGCCCGTTTCTGCACGGCGGCGGCACACTCCCTCTCGGTGCTCTACTCGACCACCCGAAGCTGTTCGCGGCGTTCCCGCAACTGCGGACGGCGCGGGTCGAGATCATCGACATGCCGAAGGGTTACCGCGGCGCGCACGTCGATGGTGAGTTCGCCGTGAACTCGTCGCTGTCTCCTGGCGAAGCGTTGTCTACCTTGCTGCACGAGATCCAGCACGGCATTCAGGGTATCGAGAAGTTCGCGGAAGGCGGCAACATCAAAGACGTGCCGAAGGGGTTCCCGTCGGCGTTCCGCGACCTCGTCGAGCGGCAGCACGCGTTCATGCGTAAGCGCGTCATCGCGGCCGCAACGCCATTCGCGCAGGCAGCCGCGAACGACAACCCGTCGTTCGGCGTGCGCCTCAACGACCTGTCACAGCCGACGCCGACGGTCGAGGACATCAGGCTTGGGTTGGCTACGACGCGGTTCGCTGTGGGCTTCGGATGGGACTCGACGTCCGCCGTAGCCAACATCCTGCACGACTACGCGTCGCTGCTGCGCGGTGGCTCGCTCAAGCAGGGCGACGCGGAGTCTGCGATGGCGGATGCCACCTACGAGGCTTACCGCCGCATCCTCGGCGAGATCGAGGCGCGCAACGTGCAAACCCGCCACATGCTCACCGAGGCGGAGCGGCAGGCGACGCCGCCGAGCGCCACGCAGGACGTCAAGAACGGACCCGGCTTCCTCATCCTGAACGACCAGCCGGTCGACGTTGTGCCGGCGAACGTCAGCAGTCCCACCGTCTACTACCAGCCGGGCGCCCAGCCGCTCGCCGGCCTGCCCGAGGTCGTCGACATGGGCGACGGCACGCTCGTGCGCTTCGGCCCGAACGAGGAAGCGCGACGCGTCGCGGCCGCCTACATGCGCTCGGTGGGGCTCCCCTACCACCCGCCGCGCGTCTACGTCGAGGTAGACATCGAGCGCGCGAAGCGGATCGCTCGTGCCTACGACGAGATGAAGCACGACCCGAACGACCCCGAGGTGCGCGCCGCCTACGAAGCGCTCGCCGCGGAGACGATCGCCCAATACGACGCGATGATCGCGGCGGGGATGACGGTCGAGTTCAACCCGGGCTTCGACCCCTACGGCAACCCGCGCAACGCGCTGCTCGACATCCAGAACAACCGGCACCTCGCCATCTTCTCCACCGAAGACGGTTACGGGTCGGTCGGCATCACCGACAAGGACCGCGCAGAGAACCCGCTGCTGCGCGACTCGGGCCGCAAGTTCGGCAACCGCCCGGCGCTCATCAACGACCTGTTCCGCGCGGTGCACGACTACTTCGGGCACGCGAAGGAAGGCGTCGGATTCCGTGCGCGCGGTGAGGAGAACGCGTGGCAGCAGCACATGGCGATGTATTCGCCGCTGGCGCGCAAGGCGGCGACCACCGAGACCCGCGGACAGAACTCGTGGGTCAACTTCGGCCCGTTCGCCGGCGCCAACAAGAAGGCGAACCCGGCCGACACGAAGTATGCCGACCAGAAGATCGGCCTACTGCCCGAGTGGGTGATGCGGGAAGGCTACGCCGGCGGGGAAGGCAACGCACCGCAGGTGCGGTTCCAGAACGACGCGGTTGACCCGGTCGATCCCGGCCTCATCGTCACGCACAGCCTCAACGCTGACGCCTTGCGCAAGGCTGACAAGCTGGGCGGGCTGCCGGTGCCGTCTCTCGGCGTAGTCAGCACGAAGGCCGGCGACGTCCGCGGCTTCGGTGACATCACGCTGATCGGTGCAGGCGACCTCGCCCGACCGGAGGTCAACCCGCACGTCTACGACCGTGACATCTACTCAGCCCGTTTCCCGCAGACCACCGAGGACATCGACAGGGACCGGTTGAAGGCTGAGATCCTTCCGCTGGTTGAGCCCTCGATGAAGGCGCTCGGGGAGAAAGAAGCGGTGCATTTCGCCGAGATACTGGACAGAGTGCTGCCGTCGACGGTCGCCGAGTTCGGGCGGAGCAACAACGTCGCGCGCATGCATTCACTGGTTCGACTCGGTGTTATCGACAAGCCGTTCACTCCGCGCGTTCGCGATCTTCCGCTCCCGACGCACCCGGCGTCGATCAGCGGTCTGCGGCTATATGACGGAACGCGCCTTCGCGACGTCGTGACGGACGAGCAGCTTGACAACCTGCTGTCTCTCGACGCGTCCAAGGAAGGGGAGAACACGCGCGCGTTCTTCGAGAAGCACATCGCGCAGATGCTCCCCGACTTGTCTGCCGACCACCGCGCCCGGCTCGGCCTGTGGTTGGCGAACATCTTCATGTATCGGTTTGAAGGCGTCGTCTTCAGCGATCGCGACACCTACCGAAGCAACATGGTCCTGCAGACGCACGACAGCGTCTCGAACACGCTGCTCAACCTCGCGGTTCCTGCAGCAAACAGCCGAGGGGTTGTCGCCGGGGAGTTGCTCGGAAACGCAGCGCTGCAGTGGCTTCTCCCGGCCGTCGACCGCGCGGCGAGCCTGATGATCTACGCGACAACCGGGCTGCGCCCGGCCACGCTCCCGAACATCGTCGACGAGATGACGTATGCCGACCCGCGAAACAAAGAAGGCATCGGCACCACCGGCTCGCTGATGGCTAGCGTGGCGCCCGCGTTCTCGTCGACAGAGCAGATGCGCGCTGTGGCTACGCGCCGCCTCACTGACGACACCACGTTCCACCAGAACAAGCGCGCAGTCCGCGACGCGATCTACGGCGCGGCGCGTGTGCTGAACGACCTCGGCATCACCACCGAGGGGCCTGACAACATCGCGGTCGAGCTGCTCAGAGCGTTCGAGGCCGCGAAGACGCTGTCGGACGCGAGCGCGCAGACGGCGAGTGTCGAAGCGTTTGCCCGTGAGTTTGCTACGGCGCGCGTGCTCGGTGGCGAAGACCCTGCCGAGGCAGTGGCGGAAATCCTTGCCCGCAACCAACAGGGTATCGCCGACGCTGTCGCCGTCGTCCTCAGCGCCTTCACGACCTACGCCGGGCAGCAGGTGCCCTACTTCGAGGCAAAGCCGCAACGCGCGGTGAAGCTGTCCGAGTTCAAGCACGCGGTCGTCCCGGTGGGAACGCCGAAGGACGTGCTCGACATCCTCACGAAGCACGGCATCGACTACACCGAGACGGATCTCCCCAACAACGCGACGCACCGTGACACCTACACGATGCGTCGGTGGGATCTCGTGCGAGCGCTCGCGAAGGAGAAGCAGATCTTCTTCCAGAACGAGCGCGTGTCGCGCGGCGCCTACTACAAGGCGAACGGGCGGGCTGTCATCGACCTGAACAAGGCGCACGCGAACGCGAGCACCTTCCTGCACGAGGTCGCGCACTGGTATCTCGACGTGCTCGAAGCCGCCGCCTCGTCGGACCCGAACAGCTCGGCCGCCCGCGACTTCAACGCCGCGCTCTCGTGGTTCGGTGTGGACGCCGCCACGTGGGCCAAGATGTCGTTCGACGAGCGCACGAAGCACCACGAAGCGTTCGCCTCGGCGTTCGAGGCGTATCTGCACGAGGGCAAGGCGCCGACGCGCGAGCTGCGCCGCCTGTTCGCCCGCGTCGCCAGCTTCATCCGCAACGTCTACCGCGACGTGTGGCGCGCGCTCGATGCTCGGCACATGCACTCGTTCGGGGAGCACCTGCCGGCGCTCAACGATGAGGTCCGCGGGCTCTTCGATCGCATGGTCGCCAGCGAGGACGACATCACCCGCGCCGAAGAAGAAGACGCCATGACCCTGCGCTTCTTCACCGAAGAGCAGGCGACGAAGCTCGGGTTCTCGCGCGCCGAGTGGCTGGCCGCGCAGCAGGACGACCAGGACGCGACCGACGAGGCGATCAACGAGCTGACCGCGGCCACGCTGCGCGACGCCCGTTGGTTGGCCAACACCACGAAGCGCGCCGAAAAGGAGTTGACGGCGGACGAGCGCGCGGCGCGCGGCGCCGTGATGCGCGAGGTGGCTCGCGAGGTCGCGGGCACCCCGGTGGAGCGCGCCCGCTACTGGTTGCGCACCGGCCGGTTGCGCGACTCGGAAGGCAACGACGCGGTCACGTCCGGTGAGGTTGCCGCGTCGGAGTCGTCGAAGGACACGGTGCACAAGCTGAGCCTCGCCGCGATCGAGGACTACTTGTCGCTGTTCACCGACGTCCCGCCGGCGGCGGCCGCGCGCCTGCGCGCATTCGGAACGCAGACGGGTATCGACCCGACGGTCGCCGCGGAGATGTTCGACTTCGCCGACGCCAAGGAGCTGCTCGACGCACTTGCGGCCTTCCCGGCCGCCGGCGACGAGATCCAGCGGCGCGTCGACGAGCGGATGCGGCTCGAATACTCGGACCTCGTCGACCCGGCGCAGCGCCGCATGGCGGTCGCGCGAGCGATCCACAACGAAGCCCGCGCCCGTGTCGTCTCGACGATGCTCCGCACGGCGGCGAAGCTGACCGCGCCGGCGCGCACGCTGCTGTCGGCCGCACGGGCGGCCGCCGAGCAGCTCGTCAACGGCTACACCCTGCGCAGCATCACGGTGAAGCAGTTCGCCGCCGCCGAGCGCAAGGCCGCCAAGGAAGTCCGCGCCGCCATGAAGTCCGGCGACGTCAACGCGATGCAGGACGCGCTTCGCCAGCAACTCCTGGCGAACCAGCTCGTCGTCGTGGCGTCCGAGGTGCAGGACCAGGTCGGCAAGGTGCTGCGCAACTTCGAGAAGGTGTGGCGCCCCGACACGGCGCTGCAGCGCACGCACGAGCTGGACATCGTCAATCTGGCGCGCGCCATCTTGACGTCGTTCGGCCTCGGCAAGGGCAGCAAGCTGCCGCGCGAATACCTCACCGAGATCGTCGCCAACAACCCGACGACCGGGCAGGAACTCACCGACGAACTACGAGAAGTGACGGGTGGCAACACACTGCAGAACTACCGCGACCTCACGCTCGACGCGTTCGTGCGCCTCCGCGACAAGGTCGCCGAGGTGTTCTGGCGCGCGCAGCGCGAGCGGTGGATCACCGTGGGCAACGAGCGCGTCGAGCGCGCGGATGCCATCGCCCAGGTCGAAGAGCGCATCCGCAAGACCCTCGACGTCAACACGGACGTGTCGGCACGGTTGCAGCTCCCCGAGAAGGACGTGCGCGCCTCCGAGCTGGCCGACGTGTTCCACTGGATCACGCGCGTCGAGCATTGGGCGCTTGGGCTGGACGGCGGCGAGTTCGGGCCGGTGACGCGCTTCCTGGTGCGCCCGCTCCGCGACGCGTTCTCCATCTACACCGCGGCACGCAACACGCTGTTCCGCGAGTTCCGCCAGGAGCTGAAGAAGCTCGACTTCGGGCCTCGCCGCATCGCTACCCCGTTCATCGCACCGGACACCGGCAAGCCGTTCGTGTTCGAGACGAAGGCCGACTTGCTCGGTGCGATGATGCACATGGGCACCCGCGGCACGCCGACGTCGAACCTCGACAACCTGCTTCTCGGCAACGGGTGGGCTCAGCCGACGGCCGACGGCACCGCTGACTACCGTGTGTGGGACGCGTTCATCGAGTCCCTCATCCAGCGGCACGTGCTGACCAAGGCCGACTTCCAGTTCCTCGAATACATTTGGGCTGTAAACGAGAAGCTGAAGCCGCTCGCGCAGGCGGCGACGCACGACCAGACCGGCACCTACTTCGAGTCGATCAAGGCGGTGCCCTTCACGAACAGCCTCGGCACGTGGTCCGGCGGCTACGTGCCGGCGGCGCCCGACTCCGAGCAACCGGGCGGCGCCGAGATCAAGCAGCGCGCCGGCCTCGACGCGCTGAAGGACGCCGCGCGCGACCTGCGCTCGATGCAGCCGAAGACGGCGAGCGGCTTCCGCATCACGCGTGTCGTCTCGCGCAAGCCGATCGTGATGAACCTGAACGGGCAGCTTGCGCACATGGACCAGGTGCTTCGGTATGTCCACCTGCAGCCGCGCGTCACCGACGTCGCGTCGATCCTGCGCGACGCCCGGTTCAACAAGTTCCTCGCCGTCGCGACGCCCGGTGCGGTCGACACGTTGCTTGTGCCGTGGCTGACGCGCACGGCGAACAACCGCATCATGGACTCGGACGGCGCGCGACTCCTGGTGCGGATCGCCAACGCAGCACGCCGCATCGCCGGTGTGACGACGATGATGTGGAGCGTGGTGAACGCCGCGCAGCAGATCACCGGCGTGTTCAACTCGAACCTCTACGTGTCGAACCGCTACCTGCGGTCGGCGCTGTGGGACCACATCGCGCGCCGCGGCAAGATCGACGACATCACGACGCTGTCCGCGATGATGCGCGAGCGCCTGTCGGCGGAGAGCGCCGACGTGCGCGAGGACATCAAGCTGCTGTCGGACCCGTCGCTACTCGCCGACTTCAAGCGCGGCGTCGACCGCTACGCCTACGTGCTGCAACGGCACGTGCAGAATCAGGTCGACATCATCACGTGGCGCGGGGCTTTCCAGCAAGCGCTGGCGAAGGGCAAGACGACCGATCAGGCGGTCAGCGACGCCGACGCGGCGGTGCGCCTGTCACAGGGCTCGTCGGAGTCCGTCGACGCCTCGCGTCTCGAAGGCCACGGCGTCCTCGTGCGCCTGCTGCTGCAGTTCACCGGCTACTTCAACACCGTGCTCAACCAGATCGCGGCGGCGCAGGGTTGGGACGGCAAGGCACTGACGGCGGTCCGCTCGGCGATCGTGCCCGGCTTGATCGGTGGGGTCATCGCGTCGTGGCTGCGCGGCGACGACTTGGACGATGAGGACGGCGACGGCATGGTCGGCGACGAGGTGCTGGCGTGGGCGCTCGGCAACATCGGCCGCACGACCACTGCGCTCGTCCCCTTCGGCTCTTTCGCGGTCAGCCTACTCGGCACCCCAAAGCCGGGAGATCGTGCCGCCTTGCCGCCGGCAGCGGCCATGCTGGCCAAGGCAACGAACGGGGTCTACGAGCTGGGCAAGCTGGTGATCGCCGGCGACCCGATGTCTGGCACCGACACACGGAACCTGTTCCTCGCGATGTCGCTGCCGGGCGTGCCGCTCACGCCGATCGGGCGGACCCTCGGCTACCTGAAGGACGTCGCCGACGAGAAGGTGCGGCCGACGGGCACCTTCGACTTCGTCCGCGGGCTCATCACCGGGGCTGCCGGTGAGGAGTCCCGCGGGAAGTAGTTCACACCACGCGCACCGGAATGCCGAGGATCGCGCGGCGGGCGGAAATGTATCGGTCCGCCGCGCTCCCGAAGAAGACGTCGACGAACGCCCGGTTGGCGTCGATCCACGCGGTCGGTCGACTCCCGATCGCTGCCGTGACCACGTTGATGACGTGATCGAGGTCGACCCCGGCGCACGTAATCTCTGTCGTTCCGACGCGCACGCACGGCACGTCCTGGCGAAGAGGTGGCGCGACGTTCGAGACGACCCTTTCCAGCGCGGTTACCAGGTCGTCTTCGCTGACCGCGGCGATCCGCTGCCCATCACGCTCGACGATCACGTCGAACACGTGGATCAGCGCGATGCGGACCACGCACCGCTTCGCCTTCAGCTCGGCGAGCAGTTCGGTGATGCGTTTGTCGCTCACTGGAACAGGTCTCCCGCCAGCGCCTTCGTGGTCGCCATCACCGCGTGCCGCAGCTCGCGCGTGTTGATCGTGGGGCCGTTCATGTCCTTCACCGCCTGCGGCAGCTCTTCGACGAGGAACTCGTGCCACACCGTTTCGATCAGCCGCGGGATCAGGCGCCCGCGGTTGAGCGTCTCCCACGCCTTCACCTCGGCTAGGGTCGGGGTCGCCGGCATACCCATCGCGAGGCGGATCTTCGCGCGCGTCTTCTCGACGAAAGCCAAGGTGACGCGCTTCGCGATCTCCACCTCGACGTTGAAGCTGCCGGGCGTCACCGTCGCCGGCCGCTTGTCGCGGTGCTTGTCCTTGAACTCGGAGCGCACGACCTTCGCCCACACCTTGCCTGGGCCTTGCCACTCGTAGTTCTTCAGCACGACGCCCTCGCCGAGTTCGCCGTCGGGCATGAGCTGCGACGACTGCCCGAGCACGCGCAGGATGTCGGCGTCGGTGGGGTTCTCGATGATGGCGAGCGTCGACGCGCGCGGCACCCGCAGCGGGCCACCGAGCGCCTCTTCGTTCCACCACGCGGACGGATCGACGTAGCGCTCGTGCGTGCGATCGAACACGTCGTAGACGTAGAACTTGCGCATCGCCTCCGGGCGGTAGTGGATCGTGTGGTGCACGAGCCACTCCCCGTAGACGATGAAACGCGGCCCGAGCAGCGAAGCGAACGCCCGCAGCTCCTGCGCTTCGGTGGACGGACCGAACAGCCACGTGAAGAACCCGTGGTTGTCAGCATCCGCGGACAGCTCGCGGTTGCGGCTGCCGCAGCAGAGCAAGCCATCCTCGTCCACCCACACCGACGCGTTCGTGCCGTCCAGCTTCGACATGAAGTGCACGGTGCCCAACTTGATGCCGGCGACAGCGGGGTGCCCGCTGTCGTGGCGTTCGAGGTGCTCGTAGGGGCGGAAGCTCATGCGTCACCTTCCCACACGCGGCTCGCGTTCGCGGCGTAACCGGCGATGTCCAGCAGGTTGTCCCTCTTGGGGTGGAACGTGTCGCGTGACACCTTCTGCAGGATGTTGAGCACGCAGACCTGGCGCGGCGTGATGCGGACTCCGAGGTAGACCGACCACAACTCGGCGGTCTTGCTGTGGTTGTCGCACGGGCGCCCGTAGGCAGCACCGCGCTCGGTGATGATGCGCTTCACCTCGTCGCAGAACGCCGGCAGCGCGTCCGGGCCGTCGCCGTAGTCCACGTCGGCGAAGTCCACGGCGGGGGACGGTGTCGCCATCGCACTCGGCATCGCCATCTTGCTCGGGTTCGGGGGGAGAACGGCCACGGGGTCAGGCCCCCGCGGTCATGGCCGAAGCCGCCAGGGCCGCGTCGAGCGACTTGCGCGACACGCCGAGACGGCCCGCGACCTCGTCGCGGCGGGCCTCCGCGAACGACTTCTCGCCGTTGACGACGGCGTAGAGGAACTGGCGGCTGACGCCGAGGTCTTCGGCGGCCTCCACCATCGTCAGCGGGGTGCCCTTGCCGGTCTTGGCACGGTAGGCGGTGAGAAGGGAACGGAACGTGGCCGTGGCGGCCTTCTTTGCGGTCTTCTTCATGTGTGTCATCCTTTGAAGTATCTAGCGCGGTAAGTGTCCACTGCAACCGGGAACCCGTCGGCCCACTCCGGCACGATCGACGCGATGCGGGCGAACCGCTTCTCGCTGTCCGCGAGCAGCGTCTCGGCAGACACCGAGTCGTGCACATGCAGCACGAGGTTGTAGCCGGCGTCATCCAAGCGCAGCATGGCGTCGCGCAGCAGGTCGCGGCAGAGCGCCTGCGTGGCGTTCTCCAACAGCTTGCCGCCGTAAGTGCTCGTCAACTCCATGCCGCGACCGGCGGTGTAGTAGCGCAGTTCCTCGATCTCGACGATCTCTTCGTAGACGTTGCCGTCGTCATCGACGCGGTCGATCAGACGATTCGCCACCTTCCGACTCGGCCGCCAGTAGAACAGCGAGCGGCCGCTCGGGAGCACGAGTTCGATGCGGCTGCGCAGGCGGCGCAACGTGAGGCGCCCCACCGTGCGCTCGCCGTCGGTCTCGTCGATCAGCTCGCTGAACGCGGTCCCGAGTTCCCGGTGTAGATACACGATCAGCTCGTTGGTATCGCGCCACGCTCGGCGGATCTTGCGACCGAGCGCGTAGGGCATGGCGACACCGGCACTGCGGGCGAAGTCAACGAACTTCTTGTCGCCCATCCCATACTGCAGCGCCAGCTCGGCGATCTTGCCCATTTGCCGGTCCGGCTCGATGCCTTCGGCCGCGGCCGCGATCGCGCGCGCCGCCAGCACGTAGGGGTCGCGCTCGGTCTTCTCTTCGGGCGTCGCCGCTGCGTCGTAGTCTCGGAAGATCGCCAGCTTGCGGCTGTCGCCGGCCAGCCACGCGGCGCCGCGGGCCTCCACCGAGGCGAAGTCGAATCCGAGCAGCACGCGATCCTTGCCGGCGACAAACATCGAGCGCAGCAGGTAGCTGAGGCCTTCGAGCACGGGCAGCATGCCCGCCGCGGTGAACAAGTCGCGACGCAACACGGCCTCTGCGAACGCGTCGCGGATCGCCTTGAAGTCCTTCGGCGGGCGGGTCAGGTTGTGGAGCTGCACGCCCTTGCTTGACCAGCGCCCGGTCGATGCGCCGGCGAACAGGAAGCAGTTCCGCAGGCGGCCGTCGGCGTTCGCCATCGGCGCCAGCTTCGCCGTCTTCGCCAGCGACGCCGCGCGCCCGGCCTCGGTGCGAAGGCGCAGCACCTTCGCCACGACTTCGGGAAGGTCAGGGCGTTCGAGCAGCTTGCGCATCGAGGCGCGGTCGATTGACGGCGTCATCTTGTATTTGCCGTCAACCATCTTGCGCCGCACCTTCGGCACCTCCACACCGTGCGAGGCCAGCCACCGGAGCAGCACGTGCGTGTTGCTCGTCGAGACCAGGTCGCCGGTCAGTTCCCATACTTCGGCGTCGATCGCGCGGCGCCTGTCGGCCGCCATCATCGCGGCCGCCCCCGCCAGCGGGAGGTCGACAGCCACACCCCTCTCGTTGATCCGACGGTCGAGCACCATCGCGCGACGCTCGTCGGCGGGCACTCGTGGCAGCCGGTGGAGCACCTCGCGCGTAACGCGGACGTCCTGCCGGCAGTAGCTGTAGAGGCGGTCGAGTTCCTCGGGTGTCGCCTCGGGCATGTCGGCACCCGCCGGCACCTTGGCGAGCCGTTTCATCAGCTTCGACCCGGCCATGTCCTTCTGCGCCGCGCAGCCGAGCACCTTCGCCAAGTCCTCCATGCCGCGCGGTAGGTTCGCCAGTGCCGCCATCAGCATCGTGTCAACCCACTGCCCGGCCTCGACGGCGGGCCAGTGCGCGAGCGCAGGGCAGTAGCGCAGCATCGCGGACTCGAACGCCGCGTTGTGCGCCACGATCAGCCCGCCCGCCTCGATGTGGCGGCGTGCCCAGGTGGGCAGCGGGCGGTCGGGCGTCCACACCGCTTCGCGGTCGACCTCGCCTTCGAGCAGCAAGGCGGCGCACCACACGCCAGTCGTGGGGTGCTCCGCGTAGGCGGCCGCCCCGACCCGGCGAAGGTCGGCCGCAGAGAACGTCTCGAAGTCGAGGTAGAGGAGTGCCATGGCCGGGTCGGTTGACGATCAGGCCAGCGGATCCCACTCGTCGTCGGACGAGCGCTTCGGCTTCTTGGCCGGCTTCGCCGGCGGCGTGTCGTCCTCGTCGTCCTCGACCTCTTCCTCGTCGTCCTCGACGGGCTGGCGCTTCGGCTTCTTGGCCGGCTTCGCCGGCGGCGTGTCGTCCTCTTCTTCGTCGCCGCCACCGCTCAACGCGGTATCGTCGTCTTCGAGCGCCTCGAACGCTTCCTCGACCGACAGGCGACCGTCGAAGCGTTCGCCGTCACGGACGAGCTGCAACGCGTTCAGCGCGAAGCCGACGCCCTTCTTGCCGCCCTTGTCGTAGGCGAAGGCAGCGAGGTAGGCGCGGACCCACATGCCGCCGTAGACCAGCGATTCGTCGGTCACGGGTGCATTGCGGCGGTCGACGACGACCGGCTTGTCGTCGACGTTGATCGACACGTAGTGCCAACCCTCATCGAAGCCGTCCCAATCCTTCTCGGTGGCGTCGCGCAGGCCGATGCGATCCGGGGCCAGCTTCACCGGCTTGTCCCCGAACTTCTTGATGACGGCCGCCTTCATCGCCTTCTTCAGCGGCGTCAGGTCGTAGTCCGGCGGGAACAGCAGGGTGCACTGGTAGCTCTCCTTGCCGTCGTCGCCCGGCCGCGGGCGCTTCTTGAAGACGGACGGGAAGGCGAGACGAACGTCGCCGGTGATGACGACACGGGGGTTGCTCTGAGGCTTGCTCATGGGTTTCGGTAGGGTAGCTAGCGGGTTGTTGTCAGTCTTCCAACGCCTCGAACGGAATCGCTGCAGCACCGGTGACCGCGGGGCGTTTGTCGCGCTCGGGTGCCATCACGACGCCCCTGTCGGGACGCGTCGTCAGCTCGTCGACAACCGGCTTGAGCGCCTTCGACATCTTCTCGATGGTCGCGGGCGACTTCAGCTCCGGCTCGTCGTAGGGGTTCACACCGTGGCGCCTCAGGACACGCGCGGCCGCGGCGGGGTCGGTCCACACTCGGTTGCCGAGCGCCTTCACCAGCTTGAAGCCAGGCACGGCCTCGCCAGCGATGAGGCGGTTCGTCAGCTCCTTGCGCGCCGACTTGATCCAGTCGGTGATGATGTCCTCCGCCGCGACAACGGTCTGCAGTTGCGCGGTTGTCATCGTCGCCACGACCGGCGGCGTCTTCGGTGGGGCGTCCAGGTCACCGAACACGGCCTGCGCCGCGGTCAGCGCAGCGCCGCTGCGCGCCGGGCAACGGTCGCTGCCCGGGCAATAGCGGCAGTGGTCGCCGGGGTTGAGTGACGACGTGTCGATCTTCCGTCCGGCGTAGTTGACGGACAACACGGCGATGTCGTGGTCGAGTTTCGTCAACCACTCCATCGGCGCCTGCCACTCGCGGTGCTCCGTGCCCTGCACGATGTGTAGCACGACCGTCCAGGGGCCGCCCTTCGTGTCGAAGCCGGCGTTGCGCAACTCGGACAGCGCGTAGGTGCCGAGCTGCGCGTTCTCTTCGACCTCGACGAACTGCGAGCCCGTCTTCAGGTCGACGATGTCGAGTCGCCGGCTGGCGACGTCGAGCAACACGAAGTCGGCGGTGCCGTAGCAGACCAAGTTGAAGACCGACTTGTGCTCGACGAACCGCTTCGCCGTCGGCGACGCCAGCATGTCCAGCTCGGCCAGCACGTCCAGGTAGGCACGGAGCATCGCGTGCTCGGCGGGGCCGACGATGAACGTCTCGCCGGCGGCCTTCGCCGCAGCCGCAAGCACCGCAGGGTTCTTCAGCGCGGCATCGAGCCCGCCGGACGTCGCCGCGCTGGCGGCGATCGAGTGCAGGTAGTCCCCGCGTCGGCTGGCAGGGCTCGACGGCGAACTGCGCCCCTCGCCGAGCACCAGGGAGTAGGGGCAGGCAAGCGAGCGCTGCATGGCGCTCGGACTGAGGGGCGCGTGGCTCACGACTCGGAGCCCTCCTCTTCGATCTCGCCGGCGAGGTCCGCGAGGTCCGCGAGCGCCTTCATCAGCTTCGGGAACTTGGCCTCGTCGACCTCCGCCAGCCGCACGGGCAGCTTCAGCGTGGCGAACACCTGTTGCACGGCGGTGGCGCCGAACTTCTTCATCGCCTCTTGCACGCGCGCCTTCACGACGTCGCGCGTGATGGTGTCGTCGGCCGCCACCTCGGGCTCGGCCTC